CATATCAGTAACATTAGAAACATCCCATTTACTTATATCATTATTAAATATAGAACTACCAAACATATAACTCATATTAGTTACATTAGACACATCCCATTTACTTATATCACCATTGAATTTAGAACTATTAAACATAAATCTCATATCAGTAACATTAGAAACATCCCACTTACCTATATCACCATTGAATTTAGAACTACCAAACATATAACTCATATCAGTAACATTAGAAACATTCCACTCACTTATATCACCATTGAATGGTGATTGATTGAACATATCACTCATATCAGTAACATTAGAGATGTCCCACTCACTTATATCACCATTAAATTTAGAGTGCATGAACACATTACTCATATCAGTAACATTAGAAACATCAAGGTCATTAAGATCAGCATCATCAGATCTTTCATTGATAATATTCTGTAAATGTGTTTTACTATTTATTTTAATCACTAATGTAGCTCATATACTTATATCGTCCACCTAATGCTTTGGACACTTGTTCATACGTATCTTTTTTATCTAATAATACATTAAATGAGTATGGTCGTTTTGTTCCAGTTCTTGATGCTATATTCAGCATTTTAATATTTTCTTCAGTTAATATATCTGAATCAGTGAAAAGAACTTGATTGAATTTCATCTTCAGTAGTTTCTGTATAATTAAAACTACTCCCTTAGGGAAAATTGTTCCACCACCCCATGATAATTTAAATAGATTTTTCAAGGGTTTCGTAGTTCCGATAAAATCTAGTCTACTTCCATCTTTTGTTAGAATATCCATAGGACGCTTCAACTCAATGTACGTGTGGTTCCGTCCTCTTGGATCTATAATAACCTTATACATAGCATAATCAGAGTCAAACCTGATAATATACACATTTTTCACACCTGTAGATTTACTCTTATCAATCAACTTTAATATATCGATGCTAATATCTTCAATTATACCACTCATACTCCCAGAAGAGTCAAGTACAAACATTAGATTTTGTTCATTTTCCTCATCTTTGATTATACCAGCTTTGATGCTGATCTTGCTGTTAGTGCTAGCTGTTGCTAGAGACGCTCTAGTACGTCTACTCAACTTAGTTATAGACTCCTCTTCTTTAACTTTCTTTTTAGGAATCATCATTCGTAGCAGTTTAAGCCAGTTGATAGGTTTAAAATCAGAATTTTGATTAAGATCTTTGATGTTTTTATCTCTCTCTTCAGCGCGTTTAGTTCGAGAGTCAATTGATTTTCGTCTATCTGCAGCAGATTCATTTTGCTGTTCTTCTTTCATTTTCTTAATAGCATTTTCAATTTCATCAGCAGTCATTTCATCAGCTGCATCAACAATATCATCTGATGATTTTTTCATAGCATCATCCAACAAATCATCTCGCGATTCTCCATCTTGACCATCTTGACCATCTTGACCATCTTGACCATCTTGACCATCAGATGTAGAATCTAACTTCTCATGATTATCATCCATATGATGATCCATCTGATCGTCAGCATTCTGTTTCTGAACATCAGTCATAGATTCTATATCTTCTATAATATCATCCTGCATATCATTCATTGTAGTATAATTATCATAGTTATAATTAGATGAATATAATCCAATTGGTAATTGCTCATACCCAGCTTTAACTAGATTAGCATTGCTGATGAAATCACCTAAATAATTCTGGACAATTGGTGTCATACCTTCTTTCTTTGATTGAAAGAAATGATCTCCGTGTATGATATGATATATTTCATGTAGAATTAGAAACTCAATGTACGCTAAATTATCTGATACTAAACCACCATTAGATTTGTATATGCTACCTTTCGGTTTTATCTCTTTATAAGAAGCGTATGTGATTAATTGATTAATAAAGTTAATATTAAATACAATATCACCCTCAGGAGACGCTGATGCAGTATCAACGTTTTTAACCCAATCAGGTTGTTTCACAAAGGACGGCATAGGAGTGTACATGATATTAAGTTTAACACGTTTACCTGTCATAGGATCTTTGATTTTGAGGAAATTCTTATTCTTAACTAGAATATAATTAAAGAGTATTTTAAACTCTTCGACATTGAATTTTTCTGTATGATCAATCTCTTTAATCATACTAAACAATATGCTTTCAATAACATTCTTTCTAGCATCTGCATAGAATCTATCAGGTCCATCTTTCATTTTTTCTAAAGCTATTTCACTTTGAAATTGTACATCTGCTTTAATCGTAGCAACTGATTTACCAGACGTGTCTGATATTTTGTTGATCAAATTGACTACGAAAGGTGTACTCATTGTTGATGTTGAAAATGTAACACCTTTCTGAGATTTAATACCACTTCCAGCAATCTCACTTAAAAAATTCTTCATATAATACCTTTAATTATCATTTAATTATACCGCATCGTGTGTGTTATATAAACATATTATTTTTATTTTCTTTTGCCATATCAATCATCGATATCAATTCATCGTATCGAGTGTATATATTCGTCATATAATCAATGAACGGTATATCATTATACATACCATCATTTTTAAGGATCTTATTCATTAACGGTTTTAAGATCATCTCAATGAATTTATTACTCAATCCATTTGTAATCTCTCCACTATATTTCGACCAATCAACCTTCATCAGCAACTTTCTAATATCGAGTAGATTATCAAATATAACAGCAATATCATTGGTTTGTGATTTCTCTATGAGAACATCACTAATCTCATTGATGATAATATCAACATCATTAGTATCGATTATAGTCTCTAAAATATCTTTAACACCGTCATAATTAAGCAACTCCTCAATAGACTCAGAATCATTGAATATACCTCTCATTGATACAATAGCTTCAGATTGAATACTATTCATCAATTCCTCTATAACAGTATATTGACTAGATAAAGTGGTTTGAATATACAAATCAAATTTACTCATAAACTCAGTATCCACTAAATTGTGTTTGCTGATAATAAACTTAAATGCACCAACCATTGTTTCTTTAACAGCATCGATTATAACATTGATATATTCATCAGATTCAACGTCACTGTAATTAACATCGCTATCATACCCATCAATGATCAAAGCACTTACAACATTCTCAATACTACCGATCATCATATCATCAAATTCACGAGGTGATACATATACAACATTGAAACCATCAGTCCAATAGAAATGTCCATCATTAACATTCAAAGTATTTCCATCTGGATCAACATCTGATTTAAATGTATCAACGATACCATCGAATACTTCTGATACAACGGGACTAATATCAAATCCAATTGTATCTTTGTTATTCTTGTATACAGTTACACTTTTGAAATATTGAAATAATTTAATGTAATTAGCTTCAGCTGTTACGATATCCACTACATCTTTCATATGATCAGTTAAGGTTTCCGCACCTACATCTACTGGATTCATAGCTCCTACAATCATAATATCTTTAGGGATTTCAACTTGACCTACTTTCTTATCTAGTATCAAAGCTCTGATACCATTAAAGACTGATGGAGTAGCAACACGAGTAATCTCATCTAAGAATAGTATATGAGTATACTTATAACCGTTTACAGGCTCTATTGATTCATCATAATCAGCCATGATTTGAGCATGTAGAGGAGGTGTTGTAAACTCTGTTGTTGTTACACCCCCATTAGTTGATGGAGTAGTTAATCCGATTACATCTTCTGAATTTAATACAGAGCAATCAATATCAATCTTCTTGAGTGAGTATGTTTCACATATATTATCAATAATCGTTGTCTTACCTAAGCCTGGTTTTCCAGATATGATAGGAACATATTTACGATCGTTACCCATCTTCAACTTAGATTCAATCTGACCAGAAAGATTATCTCTCCAATCTTCATCTTCTATAACAACGATATCTTCAGCATTAATATCAGATGAATCAGTAATCAATTTCTTAACTAGATCAGCATATTTAGGATATAAACTAGATAATTCTCCAGTCTCATAATCTTTCATATTATCTCTAATATACGTCAACAGTCTATTAGCTGCTATATTACTTGATGCTGGTATATTAGCATTCACATATTTGATAATTTCTTCCCAACGTCTCGGTGACACTCTAATTTCAGCTTCTGTAGATTTATCTTTAACACCCATTTCTTCATCTTTGAGTGCATCAATAAACGCATTATACACTTCAGGTGTAATGGGATCCTGTTTATCACCTATTTCTTCACCGGTTATTGGATCAATATTAGTGAACTTATCAGCCATATATGTCATGAAACCAGCAGCTTCAGGTTTATCAAACTCAACCTCTTGGAATTGCTGGTTTAATGCTATACCGTCCAAGGAACCATCAGAATCATCCATATTAGATGAGTAAATGATATATGTATTAGCTGGGATCGCAGTAGTACCAATCTTACCATTCAATATAGTTCTGAATAAATTCTGAATCCTAGTGGATCCTGAACGGAAGAACTCATCAATGAACAATACATTAGTATAATTTAACGAAGCAATTACATTTTTTAACTGTGCTGCTAAAGGAGCTAATGCTCTATTAGCTTTAAGGAATTTTTCATATTCAACATCTTTGATTGGTTTTGCTTTTCTAAGTGTTGTGATTAGATTTGAATCAGCATTAACAACTTCAAATGATGACCCAATTTCCTCAAATGATGATTCATGTTTAGTATCAGCTACACCACGTTTAACGAGATAAGGAACGTTAATGATGTGCTCTTCTGATACATGAGGAGCTTCAATTGTAATCACATTCATACGCAACAACGACATAACAGTTTGAACTGAACTCGTTTTACCTGTGCCAGGATCACCAGTTAATAATAATCTACCTTTGCTGGTACCCATCATATTTTTAAGGACTGTTTTAGCGAACTTCTCTATTTTATCTCCTTTGATTGCTGATGGGATCTTTAGTTTCTTAACTTTACCTTTAGATAACTGTGATACCTTCACTTTGACATTGTCATCCACTTTACTGGGAATAACATTAATAGAGATTTTTTTATTATGAATTTTTGTAGCGAAATGCTTAAAGAAGTAAGCAACTTCATCTTTATAAAATGTCTTGATTCTAGGATCTAATTTAAAATAATCATTAAATACGTTATGGAACTCAGGATCTCTGAAACTTCTAAACTCTTTTCCAGCAATAGAATGGAAGAATTTAACTAAATTTTTACTATTTATATTAAGTCCTGTATTTTTTCTTTTGAAAATTCCTTTAACTACAACTTCGTTTACTGATACTTCATCCGCAGAATTAAAATCTCTAAATTTTTTCATTTTAACTCCACGCCATCAATCTTTCAAATTGTTCTGGATTCGCTTCTCTTAGCTTCATATATTTGATATAAGTATCATAATATTCAAAATTATCAGTGCTAAGCATCGGAATTCTAAACCGTTGTTCTGTTGTAGGATCTAATTGCTCCCAGTAATAGTCATCAGATTGTGATGAAAATGTTTGAATATCAGTTGAATCTTCTAATATTTTGTCTATAATGTTACTGAAATTGTGCATGAATAGTATCCTTAGTTATTAATATATTACCCTTTTATTTATCGCTATTATATCCAATATTATTAGGTAAACTCTTATCCTTTCGCAATTCTACAAACACTGGAAGGAATAGAGAAGGTGCTTTTTTACCTTTACTATTGATGATAGCATTATACTGAACCTCAATTATACTCCCAATCAACTCATCCCTTCGATCCCAGAATAACGTTCGTTGAGCATCTGATAATCCAGTTCCAACATCCACTCTAAGCGTATCAGAAGCATCAGTCACAGATATTGATCCCAAACGCCCTTTATGCCGCCCAGAACCTTCATTTAGACCTGTAATTTTCAAATCAATATCTAACACTTCTTTCATTTTCACACAATCACGACTTCGTCGATTCTCCCAAATAGAATCTCGATTTTTGAGTATTATACCTTCTTCTCCCTCAGCAACTTTAATCTTATATAATTCTTGAGCTTGTTCATGAGTGTAAATAATAATATTATCAATTGTAGATACATTCACACATTCTTCAACCATACCCTTTAGATCATCAAGACGTTCCTCTGCTCCTTTATTATACTTCCCTTTCCAAAAATCATCCAAAGGAACAATATCCCAAGCAACCATTTTCATTTTCAATTTATCTTTATCAGAAGCTGTGAAAGCTATACAACTATTCATGATACCATTACCAGTCTTCCTATCAAGAATTATATTATCTTCGTAAGCTAACAACTCTCCATCTATAACGTATCGTCCAAAAGGTAGATCAGAGAATTGTGATGTTATATCAATAACACGACCATTACGAGTGTAACAAGTTATATCACCTCCATCTACGATAACTTCTAAACGCCCTCCATCCATTTTCGTTTGCGCTAATATACCCCTTTCAAAATCAATTCTAGCTAGATTCTTCTCATTAAATGATGAAGCTAACATAACAGGGAATTCCTTAATGAAATCATTTCCCCATACCTTGTTTACTGTTTTATATGATACACCACATCTAAGATCCTTCTTAATAATCATTTCAAGAATCGGAGCATTTAAAGAAGATTGTTCAGATAACTCTTTACTCAATGCATCAATAGCAGCATTACCAGTAAGCTCTCTACTAATAAGTAATTCGAGTGTAATAAATGAATCTTCAAGATTATATGATTCTTCTGCATTTAGATAAGACGGAATTTTTTTAATGCCGAATGTAATCATAGGATCGAGTGCATACTTAAAAACTTGTTTAAGTAACTCATTATCTTTGTGTTCATTTAGAATAGCAAGTTTCTCAGTTTTCTTACTTGTTACTGTCAACGCATTTAGTATATCTTTAATATTCATACTGTACCTCCTCCATTTGAACCTAGAAATACCCAAGTGATAATCAACATAACTATTACAAATATAAGCATATCAAATATCATTATAAATCTCCATCATAAAATTAAAATCAACCTCCAATCTAAAAATTCCATTAGATAAATCAACAAACCCATAATTAGTAAGTCCAGCGATTAAAAACATAACAACGAGTGACCATCCCATCAATTTAATCATCAGCCATCGCCTCTAAAGTTCTATTAACTGCATTAACAGCATCTATACCAATATCACAATAATACCCACTTTTAACAATTAATGCTTCCATTGCTTTGATGATCATCTGTTCTTTCAATGTTTCATTTACGTTACAAGATATATCATCTGAAAATATCCTCTCTTTTGATAAATCACCAACCCATATAGACTTTATAACGATACCATGCGAATCATACATAGTCCATTCACATTCTTCTGGTTCAAAAAGGTAGAAGTAAACATAATTATTCCAATCAAACCAACCTCTTTTAGTTTCATATAAACTAGATGCATCTCCTCGTGCTAACATACTTCGAACACTATCTTCATCAGTATAATCATCTTTTAATACATCTAACAGTGAATCACCATCACAATGATTGTATATCGATTCAATAGTTCCATCTTCATTCAAAATACCAACTAAAGCATTTGTACTCATAATTGTACTCCTAATATTTTATTGAAACCAATACTCTTCAAACTAATAACTATAACACTAGTGAAAATTATCAAACCTAAAAACACCGCCATAAAATCATACATATTAATATCTCCATTTATTGTATGTCTATTATACACTAGAAAATGATAAAAGACAACAGTTATTTTCAACTTAAAATATTTTCTTTCTAGTGGAGTAATGTGGTATAATAATGATTAGAATCACAGAGAAGCTTCATCCATCGTAACTTCTTGATGTTAACACTCATCTATTAAATATACTCAAAATAATCGTAAAAATGATAATACCACCCAACATTATCATAATAAACAGTAAGCTATACAACAAAATAACACCTACAATTCCCCCAACTAAAGAGCTTAATACCATAAACATTATTCTATAATACCAGTTCTCTAATTCTGTGAAAATATAACCAGTAGCTGTACCAATAATACAACCTAAAATAAAAAACAAAATATCAATATATGTCAAAAATTCCATCATACACTATCCAAAACTTTAACTGCTTTTTTAATCAAACGTTTAACCTCCACACTTCCTTTACCAAATATATCTACATATTGTTTCAATGGAGAGAATTCATCAAGCCAAGCTTGATCCCATCCATATATCTGAATGAATACAGGTAAATCAACCGACCCAAATGCATCAATTTCATCAAGATCTTGTCTATACTCAATCCCCTGCTTTAAACTTCTTCCCATTTCTTTTTGTATAATATCAACAGGTTTTCGAGAATATTGATATACATGACGCATTTCATGATGATAAGTTGTATGCGCATCTTCTTCGATAAGGTGATGAGGTGTAGTTATCTCATATGTATCAGGATTTATATAAACTGCGAATGTGATTTCTGGTTCATCATCCCAAATCATCTGAGATCCATCAAAAAATCCCCCTATAATAGTAACCCCTATTTCAGATTCAGGTGAATCATAAAACACCACATCTGAATCTAGGTATGATGATACCAACCAACCCTCAAGCTCATTAATATTCATTTGTACTTGCTAATAACATCATCAATAAGTTCAATAACAGTATCATCAAAATCAGTTCCTGCTAATGTTACATCAAAATCTCTAGTCATATTATCGACTGCATCATAAAACCCGTTGTCATAAGATTCAACGTTATTTATTTCAACCAATTCTTTTAATTTTACAATATCATCAATTAAAGTGTTATACACATCAAGTATTCTCATCTGAAATTCTCTATCATTTACATCAAATTCAAGATTATAAATCTCAAGTTGGTTGAGTAGTGTGTTATCATCAAAACAATCTCTATATTTCATATTATTTTCCTTTCGTGAATGTATAGTATATCACGAATATCTGATAATGTTAATAGCTAATAAATAAACATATGAAAAGTGATCAACTATATGTATTAGAATGCAACGGGTATTATAAAATAGGAATAACGAATAATATCACAAATAGATTGAAATCGTTACAAACTGGTAATGCTCATGAAATCAATGTCATTCACATTGAAGAACGCTACAAACCTGAAAAAGCGGAAAAATATCTTCACCAAAAATTCTCAAATAAACGGTTAAAAGGTGAGTGGTTCAAAGAAGTTACATTACATGAGATTCTAGTAGCGTTAAAGTTGTTTTTAGATCAACCTATTCACCCAGAAGAATTCAATTAATACCTTCGTTTACCTTTTCTTGATATAGAGTCTTTACTGCTATCATTGAATTCAATCGGCTTCTTGATTATCCATTTTACAAATTTCTCTATATTCTTATCAGTTTTAATCATATCCAAAGTATTGTATAAATGTAACATATCTCTCTCAGAGAAAAGTGAATGTAACTTCATATGACACACTTTATGTAAAGTTAATAAATTAGAATCATCTCGTTTACCTTTAAATGTTTTAGGTATCAGATGGTGCATAGAGATTTCATTATCAGGTATATCTCTATCACACAATTCACACTTAGACAATTTCATTGATTAATGTTCCTATAACATCTTCATTATTAGCTAATTTTTCTTTGATTGCATCGATAATTGCTCTAGATGTTTCGGATGGAATTTCTCGAATGACTTTATCAGTAGTAGTATCTGTTATTTTTATTACCGAGTGATCTTCAACCATCTCAAATCGAACTGAGTGATTCTGATTATATAACGCTTTGTTCACGTTAATGATATCAGTTTCAGTAACATTAGCAACAGTCTCAGTTGCTTTAAGATCTAATGCATCTACTTCAATAACTCTAGAATTATCTCGATCTGGTACCATTGCTCCTGGAATAGAAATTGATGATGAAATGTTAGTTTGTATTACTGAAGTATCCATTATTTACCATCCGTTTAGTAACGTGCCTATAGTGCTTTGAACGATCATCAATTTTTTGAAGTCACGTGTTTTGATAGCAGAGTTAAGAATGTGTATAGATTTGTAATATTATCTTGTGCTGCATCAAATCCAGCAATAGATGCATTAAGACGTGTCACCATACCCGTTTGAGCAGCGTTTAAATCATTTTTACCAGTTGATAACATTTTACCAACTTGACTCATACGAGTATCTGTACGGTCAATAGAACCCATAACAGGGCTTTGTAGATTGGAAATTCCAAACATAATAATTCTCCTAAGAATTGTAATTAAATAATGACCAAAGTGGCCTTTGTTTTACTATTTTAGGAGTTTGCAAGATCTGTTCTTTGACAGTATACTATACAACTCAACATCTATTCTGCCGGTTATTTTAAGGGAATCCGATCAATCCCTATCTTTATTTATCTTAAAACGTTAAAATTGCACATTTTTAACATATTATACCTAATTTAGAGCTGGCGCGGATCACAATAATCCCCCAGCGCTAAGCGATGCAAGGAGATTACATCATATGCCCAGGATATTCGGATCATTCTATGATCTCTCGTTCTTCTTTTATAGTCTCCACCCTCAATACTGTAACACACTTATTATCAACACAATACTCAATTTCGTTACTTTTAATCGATGTATCAGATCTAGGTGATTTAACAACCTCAATAGGTCCATACAACTCTTTATAAGCAGGTGATATGATATAAGTTAATTCCATCACAACATCCCCGAATCCAAATGAATATACGGGTGTGTTCCCAACAACCAACATCATAAAGATGACGTTTTTCACTTAAAATCTCTTAAACGCTTCAGAAGCTTTATTATGATCCCCTTCACTATAAGTGTTAATCTCAATCACTTGTGGTTTATTATAATCACCTTCAGTGAATTGAGGACCATCTAATGATAGAGATACAAGAACGTAAGTTCTATAAAATCCAGTTGAGTCTTTGAATGCAGCCTTCTCTATAATATCATATCCACGAATCGATACATCTTTAAATCCAGATTTCGATACACTCTCACTTTCTGATGTTGTTCGACCTTGTCCACCTGAACTATTATCAGCAGTATAAGATTTGAACTGAGCACCTACATCAGAAGCAATCTTATCTCCTAATGACACTTTAGCAGAGTGAGTAGCCTTTTTCATACTGAATTGAAGGTCATCTGAGATACCTGTACCTGATGCATAAATCACATCATCATCCTCTGGAAAATTTAAGTACCAACTCGGTACTTGTGTTTCTGGTCCCATAGTAGATAAATCAGAATCATTTGATGTTAGTGGATTCGTTACACATCCAGATAATGATGCAGTAATCGCTCCCGCTAATAATAGTTTAGTGTGTATCATAATATATCTCCCGTTATGTTGTCTGTAATTTAATTATACCACGAAAAGAGGAGTTTGGTAATCAATTTTTAATAATTATTTTACAAATCTAACACCTTCATAAATTTCCTACCGATTCTTTTAAATGGCAGTTGTTTCTTAATATAATCTTCTATTGAATCTGCTGGAATTTTATTACCTTTGAACATAGAGGTTGTATACATCACTTTAGAAGTATTCCACTTAGAAATATCTCCATTGAATTGAGAATTATAGAACATATAACTCATATTAGTTACTTTAGAAGTATCCCATTTAGAGATATCTCCGTTGAACGGAGAATTTATAAACATTGAGTATGTACTAGTCACATTAGAAGTCTTCCATTTAGAGATGTCCCTGTTGAACGGAGAATTATAAAACATATAACTCATATTTTTCACTTTAGAAGCATTCCATTTAGATATATCCCCATTGAATTGAGAATCTTGGAACATACTAGACATATCAGTTACTTTAGAAACATTCCATTTAGAGATGTCCCCATTGAATTGAGAATTATAGAACATATAACTCATATTAGTTACTTTAGAGACATTCCATTTAGAGATATCCCCATTGAATTGAGACTCATAAAACACAGAATCCATATCAGTCACTTTAGAAACATCAAGATCATTTAAATCTGCATCATCTAATCTTTCATTAATAATACTCTTTAGATGTGCCTTGTCGCTGATTTTAATCATAAATCTAACATCCTTGTATATTCGTACTCTACTCTTTTGTACGGTAACTGTTTCTTAATATAATCTGCTGGAATTTTACTGCCTTTGAACATAACACTCATACTATAGAAACATTCCATTTAGAGATGTCTACGTTGAATTTTGGTAGCGAGCCATGGTAACGCTCCATGCTAAAAGGGATATGAACCCAATCCAGTCCTTGACTAACTCGCTATTGATTATTTATCACTTTCAGCATTAGATATCTTGAATTCTTCACCATTCTTACCAGCGTGATATGCTATTTGCATTAATGTTGGAATCAAGTACACATCATTGAAATTCCAGCCAAGATTATTGTCTCCACCTTCATACACTTCAAATACATTTTCGCTATTAACATTAATCCGATAGAATCTCTGATACCCGTTATCTTCTATGTATTTAACACTACTAACTAGTCTGTTCAATTAGTAATCTATCCAATTTACTTAGAACTAACTTTCGGTAAGGTAGCAATTAACTTACTGCTGATTAGGCGTTATCATTTATTTACAACCTTTTCTATATGTATATTATACTCTAAATAATGATAAAAGTCAACGATTATTTTAATTTATCTTAACATATATTATAGATAAATATAATCAATATTAACAAGGAATAACATGAACGAAAATACAATAGTAAACAATGCAGCTCAATATAATTTTAATGATGTAATCACAAATTTTCAGGAGCTTCCAACTTTATCATTAATGCGTGAAATTGCTACTATAGTACCAATGAAATTACCAAGTGGTAAGATAATAAACATTAAGAAACAAACTGGTTCAAATGCTTATGAAGCAGTTGAAAGTGTTCTTCAAGTAAATACCGATACATCTAACCCACTACAAACTGGTTTATCTACAGAAGCTATTAAAGATATATCTATTCAATATGGAGATACAGGACAAAATTATGCAAGTAAATTATTGAAGAGTATAGTAGAATCAAATGAAGATTATACGTTACTAAATTATCTCGATAATAACTCATTATCTACACCAGTTTTAACATTATCAGATAAAGGAAGCTCTGAAACATCATTATTCGAGATCACTCAGAGGGTACAAGAATTAGTGATGAAAATGAATACACCTAATTTCCGAACGTATGATGCCTTTGTTATCCTTCCATATAAAGCAGCTGCTAGTATATCAGCATTGAATGCGTATATTGGAGGAAGTGAATATGTAACATCTAGAAGCAAAAGATTAATAGTTGGACGTGTAGGTAAAACTCTATACTATGTAAATCCAGACATTAGTGCAACTAAAGCGTTCATAGGACTTAAAGAGGAAAATGATGAATTCGGTGCTTCTTCATCTTTAATAATGGGAACTTATCAACAAGAAATTGTAACAAGCACATTCTCCAAATCTATGCAAGATAACATCGGAATCATCAATAGATATGCTTTAGCAATGAATCCATTATCTTCTGTCGGTTCCGAAATGTTAATGAAATTTGATATCAATTAAACTGAGAGCGTATACCCATAGCAACTGCTGAATAAAAACTCGTGCCTGCTTTAAGTAACTTATCATTGAAATAAAAATCTCTTAATATTACATCACCATTACACCATCCCCTTTCTACTAGCAAATATCCTTTTTCCTCTAGTAGAGTTCTAGTTGCTTCAAAACTAGGATGGTTAATATGACTTAATGAACCATATTTTTTACCAGACTCGTCTATTATATTTATTATCACTGGTACATCAGATAAGAATTCAATATCTATATACACCCTTAAAACTTCTATTTGACTGTTTTCATCAATCGAGTTATATTTAACATCATATGTCATTGATATTCTCCTCCAGTAACAAGTTAACATGCTTAATACTTCAAATGCGCCTCCCTGCAACGGAATTGAACCGCCAATATGCATTTGTGACCACACACTCAGGGAGTCAAATACTATACATGTCATTGTCGCATTGACCCCTTATGACCTCGGGGCACAGGGTCTTATTCGCGTGCCCTTTCCCCCGGATAGATTCGAACTATCTATCGTATAGCATAACAAGGCTACTTCAAACCATTAAGGTTTTCCACCACCTAGTTCCAATTAGATGAGATAGCGTGAGTGTTTTATTTACTAACATAGCAGTATGCTCTGCTCGTATCAATTATCGTAGATAAACCGTAACGTCATTATCCTCGCTAAGCACCTTATACTCTAAGATCAGACCACTATTTTACTTCAATGGTTATGAAGGGAATTTACAAGGACAAATAATATACTAAAACAAGTGTAGCTAGACTTACTGAACATATTAACATTCCTATCTCCGATTCCTCAGTTTTTGCAGTATGCAGTGAAATTAATAAGCTATCACCTGCTTCAGTATGTTCAATGCCATCGTAATACTTAAAGTAATTTTCAGCAGAGTCTCCTGCAATATAATCTTGTTGAGATGTAACATCTCACAGTGTTTCCAGCTTGTAGTAACTATCTTCACATTCATCTACTAATCTATAATATACAACTGTCACTTTTCCATCCACTAACCATTAAAAACGTATACCAAGTACATTCCCAAGGATCTTTATAAAATTTAGAATCAAATTCATCCCAGAATAACCACTTTATAACAAAGAAGAAAGGAAATCCTAAAAATAATATAGGTGTTAACAGCCGTTTAATTAGTAATTTCATATTTTACCTTTTTTAATAAATTTATTTTTTATTGTGAGCATATGCTGATGCAATAATAATAACTTCTCTCATAAAAGAAATACCATCAGCAATAGACAAGTTATCAGCTATAGCAATAGCGTTCCATAGCAATACTTCAATATCCACTTTCTTAGCATTACCCTCAAATTCAAATTTTGGATGCTCTTCTTTCATTAGGCGCATATCAGCGGATATATCGATAACTCCGTTATCATATTACTTACCTGTCACTGTATTATCCACGATTAGATAGATATGGTCGTATAAATCTTTTTCTGTCTCCACTCCATTACTATCTTCAAAATTTTGAAATAATAACACCAAAAAAACAATAACCCAACCAACATTATTATAATTGTAATTGTAATTTTTTACTTCATTCATTTTACTTCTCCTATTTAATTATTCTTCTGGTTCCAACAATCTGAAAACTAAGCTTAGATTATGATAATCCATACTCACTGGAGAGTGTTTACATTCTCTAAAAGACTCGTACAACTCTGATACATCAGTACCAGTGATTGTTAATTTTCTAACCACCTCTGGACCTAACATTTCTCTAAAATCACGTTCATCAAAAAATTTAATCATTGTAACAATTCTCCTCTTTACACAATTCAATGTAATCATCATAAATATCATCTTGATCCATTGCTATAGCAATAGCAACTCCTCTAATTAAATCATACGCAGTTTCTGGATCAACTTCCGTTGAGTCATAATTAATATCAATATGCTCTTTAATATTATGTAACATCTCTTCGTATATTATATTCATTTTAGTTTCCTTTCTTGCTTTAGTAAGGTCTATTATACAGGATTTGAAGAAAAAGTCAACAGTTATTTACTCATTTAACTCTTTGAATTTAAATAAAATGTTAAATTAAATTCTAGATGTTTGGAGCACATGATTGGATTCGAACCAACGACTATACAGATTTGCAATCTGTTCCATTAAACCACTTTGGTACATGTGCATTAATTGGATCTCCTGGAAGGATTCGAACCTTCATAAACAGATTCAAAGTCTATTGTCCGACCATTAGACGACAGGAGAAATGTTATTTAAATATATTATCAAAGTCAGATTTTGTTACATAATATCCAAATTCTTCCATCAACATCCTTTTAACATATATATTTGGAAGTCTGAATATTCCAGGAATATCATCAAAACCTGCCATCGTTGCTACTTCAACCACAGCACCAGAACGGCATACGCCTGCAACACAATGAACTACTATATTCATATCACCGTGCTTCGCTTTTCTAATTAAATTTGCGATGTCTCGTGTTTGTGCTTTTGTTATTCTAGACTCCCAACCAACATCATCAGAACATTCAACATCTGTAAATTCAAACTGATGCATACTTTTGAACTGATGATTAGGCAACGGAAATTCCATACCAGGATCAACAATCTGTATAAGCATTGAGTTTGTTCCTGGATTCACGTGAACTCCTGTAACAATATCAGCATATGAAACATTTTGTATTTTCATTTTATTTCTCTATTGTTAGGATATTATTGGCCCACGACCCATTGGACAATTCATATTAGTACATACATATCCAGTAGTGCCGTTAAAATCCATTCCACATAGATTGCACACTGGGGATTCAGATTTAAAAGTTGGTGGAGTCGGATAATACAGAGGTATATTGTTATTATTCTCTAATTCTTCCAATCTAGCTTCTAATTCAGTAATTCGTTTAGCTTGTTGATCATCAACTACCGTTAACTGTTCAAATAAATCGTATTCTGCTTCTGTCATATCTACATTTCTCCTGAAATTAATTACCACAGTTATTAATATTACACTATAACATTTCATGAAATAGTATTTAACTTTAGTATACCATATAAAATAATGAAAGTCAATAGCGAATAACTATTCAACTGTATATAAAATGGCGGAAGCCTAGGGGATCGAACCCTAACGCCCGTTTCAGAGCTAACTGTTTTCAAGACAGCATCCGTCGCCAACCATCGGATGGGACTTCCAATTTAGTACCCTTGAGAGGATTCGAACCTCTATATAACAGTTTCGAAGACTGTAGCCTTTCCATTAGACTACAAGGGCATTATGTAACATGGTGGGCCTTCCAGGAATCGAACCTAGACTCAATCCATTATGAGTGGAGTGCTTTACCTTTAAGCTAAAGGCCCTTTATTGGTGGAAGACAGAATATTCGAAATTCAAACCTTGCGGTTCACATTGTTTAGCAAACAAGTCTAGTCCCTGACTAGTTTATCTTCCGTTTGTTGGTGTCCTCTGGAGGAATCGAACCTCACGCCATCCACCTAACTCTTGGATCAGTTTAGAAGACTGATGTCAGGAACAAAAGACTAAATATATTACATCAATCATTAAATGGAGCCTGTGGAGGTGATCGAAACCTCTCAGCACAGCTTGGAAGGCTGGCGTCTATCCATTAGCTCACAGGCATATAACTGGTAGAGAATATCAGAATTGAACTGATCAAGCTGACTCCTTGCAAAAGAATCCTGGGTACCCAAGCCCATTCCCCTATTTTATAACATTATATGGTCGTAATCCTTGGTACTGCCCCAAGCTATTCTTCTTTATGAAAGATGAATGATCTCTTGATCGATTACGGGCGCCGTGCCAGGGATTCGAACCCCGAACCATGAGTGTTGGAAACTCCTGCTCTGCCAATTGGAGCTAACACGACATTTTTGGTATCCAATAAAGGTAACGCTCCTTTGGCTCCTCTTTGTAAGAGAGATGTTTTACTATTAAACACATGTTAAATTGTGAATTAATGTTACAAACAGAGAACAATACCAAGAAAACAAAATCAACAATATCATATAGTGATTTAATCACTGCTATTACTGAATATGATAATATACATCTCAACTAAGGTTCCAAATTATACTTGCTAATGTATTAACGATACCGCAGCGCTAGACTTAGTGAAATATCTTCATTTCACATCAATCGGTTATTTGGCGCCTTGGAGGGTAATCGAAACCCTATATGAAGATCGACAATCTTCTGTACTAACCATTATACGACCAAGGCAAAAATTTCTTTAAAGATACTCTAACGAATACCCTTAAAGAAACGAGGAATACAAAATTCCTCATGTCTCTATGCAATTGTGTTGGTTACCATCTTAAAAGACTTGTTCCCTCTACAATACCCTAGCTTATGGATCTAGGTATCCTATATATCAATAAACAGTTGTTACGTGTTTAGACTTCCGTTTATAATCATTCTTCCTATCTCGAAAGACTCGAGAATGATTATATTCACTTGAATGTTTCGCAACAAAATTACGAGACACATTCTTTTTCTCTTGTTTAATTGTTTGCATAAAAAAACCCTCCAAGTTCATACTGGGAGGGTCCTTCTTGAATGAGTGTATTGAGCTACTTCATTCAGGGACCCCTCCCTTATAATTCGATCCATTTAACCAACATACTATGGCAGGACTGAACACGGGCGTAATTGTGCCGTGATCTTGTTCCTGTCTAAGTGGTTGTGTAAATGTTTTCATAAAATCCTTTTGTTTGTATATTTCTATATTATACTATTATTTATCTCTTTTGTATATTTCTATATTATACTATTATTTATCTCTTTTGTTCATTTTTTTTCTTGATAACCTATTTACCATCTGCTATCAAGACTTCCTGGTGATTATTATATATAATTTCAATTAGTAACTCCAGTTCATATTACAAATATTCAAAGCAAAAAATCCTGACCATCTACATCATAAGCACAAGGATATTTTCCATTCGAGTGCTCAATAGGTAATCTTCGTTTCCTATTAAACACTTTGATGATGTCGTCATAAACCACTGCAACTTGATCTAAATTTAGATCATAATAAGTCATTCCACCAGCAGGGGTTTTATCGATGAATTCCCATCCACCTTCAATTTCTGCACGTTTAAACACGTTGATCTCCAAATCTACATCATTGTTTTATCTGGTCTAATATTACCACCCGCCCCTTGACCTTCACCGAAATACTCATCTGATGAATTTCCGGTTACATATGTATCAAACATCTTCTTTAATGTAGGATTCTTAGATAACTTAGCGAGCGCTGACTTTTCAATAGCGAGAATTCGTTGAATTGTAAGAGGTTTTTCAGCTCCTTCTTCAAATTGAAGTTGCTCTGCTACTTCTCTGAGACTCATTGCAGGATTAAATCCCAACCCCTTATACCCATCTTGCTTAACCATCTAACCCCCCGACCATAATATATTATCATCCTGATCCAATACCATTACCTCTGTATCAGGAAACCCCATCTTAAATAGCTCCCTTGCTTCGGTAATCATTAATTTGAGATCATCAGCGACATCAACAATACATGAATGATACGCATCAATTGTGAATACTTTAAACATTATAATTCTCCCATAATTCAATTAAACGACCTATAACAGGTCCAGCAACTAACCCTACAAACATCAATTCAATTATACTCATATTACTTTCCTTTCTTGCTTCAGTGAGGTCTATTATACAGGATTTGAAAAAAAAGTCAACAGTTATTTTAATAAAATTTAATAATCAGCAAATATACACATATCCCTTAAAATATAAACCACATAAACACAGGGGGTTTAAGTGCCCAAAATACAAGAAATGTTTAAATAACCGTGTTTATTAAGGTTACTGTACTCTCATACCTAACTTCCACCTCAAATCAAAAAACACGCTTATTAATGAAAGTTATGATATCTGGATTAAAATTACACAATCAGCTGAAAGTATTCTACACAAGACAAGTTATTGGAATGTTGTAAATGTATCATTCAGGTTTCAATCTACTAAATATATTTACAACATTACCACCAGAAGTAGAATTATTAATATCAGGTTTAGGAATCTCATTAGAAACAGTATCAATATAAGCATATTTAAATTGTTTAAGATTAATCATAGTTCCGTCAGGCATCTCCACTATATAAGGGATGGATTCCAAATGTTCAAATACCATTGCTGGTTTATTAGAAATCTCTCCATCAACTACAATATCATACTCAACACATGATTCTTTATCTTCATCTAAACAATAAGTGATGATATAGTTAATAGGATTGGTTATATTTTCAATTTCCATATTAAGCCTCCACTATCATTTTCATTCTAATAATATCTATAGCAATATCATGGAGAGCGTGATGTTTTATAATAGAAACTCCTTGATCTGGTATATTAAATCCGTTATAAATCTTATAATCAGACATACATTCAATCCAAGTACGGGTATCTCTCTGCATCCACTGAGGGTACAATACCTCTTCTTTTTGAGAGTATATAATATCATCAATGATACTAAAATCAAATGACGGAGATCGAGCGAATACAAAAAAATCAGAATAATCTGATATATATTCACGAAGTGATGGAATCAAACTCTTATATGATACATCATCATTTGACGGTTTAAGAATATGCTGAGCTTCTTCTCCAACATCTTTCCACCAATCTAATGTATCTTTGCTGATGGTGCGACCATCCTGTACTTGCTCCTCAACATCAAACGTTTTGTAATATCCAGTATCAATGATATCTTGATAACTAGGTAAATCTTTATCTAGATCCACGTAGTAAGCTCCTAAAGATAACACAACGGCTGATGGACGAGTATCTAAGGTCTCGAAATCTATAATTAAAAAACTTTTCATATTAATCCTTTTTTATAGAATATCGACCTTCTCGACATTCAATTATATTATATTGATCGTACATGTTAGGCCAATGTTTCTCATCAACCTTAACCTCTACTCTCATTGAATCTGTATTCTGATGGGTACAATATATTAACCCATACTGATAACGTTGCTTGAATAAACATTCTAAGCAAGGAGAGTACATATTCATCGGTAATCACACATTATTAATATCTCCCATTAAATTCTTCAACTTATTCTTAATGAAATAGTTAAACACTTTTTTCCGATCCCCTTGTCCATCATATTCATCATACATCTTATTGATATCTAATTTAATATCTTGAGGAGTGTAACTCAAATCAATCAATTCCCTATTCCGTTGATAATTTTCTGATAAATCTGGATGAGCAATTAACTCATCCTCATGCATAGCCATACACGCATCTAAGAACATCTTTCTGATCGGAGTCTGTCTCTTCCCTTCGGTTATAAGCGTTCCTCCATCAGTCAATATATTCTCGATACCGTCACCTGAATCTCCTTTGATGATATGAGTCTTCAGATATCCGGGTTCCCCTCTAACCAACTTCTTCATAGTTGGATTCCATTGCACTACATTCCCAAACTCGTGAAGCTGTTTGAAATCATGATCTGAACTTACGATAACAACTTTACCTCCACTCATAGCATGTCGTCGCCCTAACTGACCTATAATATCATCAGCCTCTGCCCTTTTATGACTAACAGCTTTCCACGGCATAAACTCATTAATCTCATCTATAATTTGATTGATCATTGGAAATATCTTATCAAAATCATAAGGTGATTTATCTCTACCCTTCTTACGATGAGCTTTGTAATGAGGATACACATCCTTCCGCCAAGATCGTCCCTCCCCACATATCACAATATCATCTGGTTTAAACTTTTTATTTAATGCAATAATAGATCTAAAAAACACATGACGAATGAGACTTATATCAACATCATCTTGTTTTCTAGTAGTAGCAAATATAGCTCCAAGCAGAATCTGATTCTGATCAACTAGCATTAACGTACTCATAATTGATCCAGATCCTCCATATACAACTCTTGTTCAGTCTTACGTTTCAGTGATTTTATATCAACCATCAACACTTTAATTTTACTTTTCAACATAGTAACCTTCTCTTTTGTTAGGGAGTGAATCGGCATATTCAATAAGTAATCATATAACCCATCTTTCTCGATTACCCCATTGACTTTTTTAATTTGTTTTATTATATCACATTTTTTAGTGTTTGTAACTATTATATCTCCATCTATTACAGATTTAATGAAGATATATCTCGATGTCAACAGTTCTCCTTCATGTTGCATTTGTGATAACATATATTTTTTTCGTTTCAAAGTATATGTAAGTTTAATATCAACCCACGCTTTCAGCAGATCAACATCATTATTAAACACTTTAATTTTATTATCTTGATCTATTGTAGTGAAGTTCTCCGACACTTTCTTAACCAATTTTAACGTATCGAGAATAAAACCCTCATCTCGATCTCTGATAACCCCTCTAGAGAAATCTACAATAAAATTAAATTGATCATTGTCACTTCGATCTTCAAATGATTTTAACACTTTACTATCTTCAAGACCATTAAGAATGTTAACATATGATTTAAGAGTATATCCAATAGGTAATTCAGTAATCTCTACTTTATTCATAGACAGTAACTTAATACTCCCTGAAATTAACCACTTACTATCTCCATCCCCTTTAGAGATAGTTCCTCTGAAGCCGTTGTAATGTGGTTTCTGGGCTCGGATACTCTTTCCATTAATAAAATTAATCAAAGACTTCTTAATTCCATCTACCTTCCGAGGAAGTATTTTCTGAGCAAATCCAGGTGATATACCTTCAGATCCATTAACTAATATAAGAGGTAGTGTTGGTATAAAGAATATAGGTTCAATAACCTCTCCTTCAAATGTTTGATGTTTCAATACAGGTGAATCATCATCATTGAATAAAGAGTTGAAATAACTCTCCTTGTGAGTAAATATGTATCTTGGAGCTGCTGCAATAGGCTCGAAACGAGATCCAAATTCTCCTGCATCTTTTAACAGTGGTAGATTATTTGAACCGATGTGATGTTGAGCTAATGTAACAATCACACCACTTGCATCCCCGTGTAAGTATTGATATTGCTCAGACATCTTACTAGCAAGCTGTAACACTTTATGTTCTTTATTAATATTATTTCGAATGATTGTAGCAATAATCTTCCGAGATGTGTTTTTTAATCCATCAACATAACTACAGATTTTACGTAAATTGTCATATGATGCATAATCAACATAATCAGTTGAGAAGAATTCAGTCGTTGTTGTCATAATATACCTTTACAATTTAGCAATAGAAAATTCATTAGCTAATACATATTCTTTTCTGATGTCAGATGTATTAGATGATAGCCAACTAGTGATAATAGTGTTATCATCAAAAATTACATTATCAATCATATTATCTAGACCATCAATATTAATAACATGTCTTAATTGATCTGCTCTCCAAGATCCTAATCCTTTTACGTAAAAAGCTTCACAACCCTTCATATCTACTTCAGTCCATGAATTAATTTCTGTCATATCATAAGCCCACTTAATAACCTTATCTCCTTTTTTAAGGACCATCAATGGAGTTCTTAATCTTGATACACTTACATCAGGCATGTATGTTATAAAGAATCCAAACAAAAGACCAGTAATTTTATTACCGTCAAGATCAGCATCTGTTGCAATCACAATCCGATTAAAATCTACATTATTAATAATTTTATACAATTCTGATAACTCTTTATTTGCTGTGAATTTTTGTTGCGACGCGTTCACTGCATTCAACGGTACCCCTTTAAGTTCATAAAAGGAATTTCCTCTCCTCCCGAGTATTTTCATTAAACCAACTCGAGCACTTGTCCCTTCACAGATATATAACTTATCAACTCCCCCAATAGCAGGAAAATATTTCTCTGACTTAATCCTTTTAGTGACTTTATCTAATTTTTTAAGCTCTTGCCTTTTCTTAAACTCTTCCTTAATTCTAAACACTTCTGTGATAGGATCAATTAATAATTTATTCTTCGCTAACTTATATACAAAACTATCCCAATCAACATCTCCCATATACTCCCTAATGAATGATGCTGAGTTACTCAAACTCTCTTTGGTCTGTGAGTTTGTTTCAAATTTAGGAAAATCTCTAAAGAATACAACTAATTGCATCTTATTTCTAATGTCTCCTGGTTTAATACCTTTATGCTTTCTAATGAGTTTATCTTTAAGACGGTTTACTATATTATATGAAATATTATCAATATGAGTTCCTCCATCCTTCATATGTAGAGCGTTAACATAAGAGAAGAATCTGAAATCATCATTATCATTAGGAATAACACCAACAAACCACTTACCATCCCCTCCAGTTAAAACGTCTGCTCCTTTCCCAAATAAATTGATAAAATGTTTAGGACTCTTAGAATGTATTTTTTTATTATTAAATCTGAAAGAGATATCAGGAAACATAATAGATGCTATTAATACTCTCTGTTTCATAACATTCAACGTTACATCATCTATAACATCACACTCCAATCTAGAAAAATCTGGATGGAATGTAACTTGAGTGTAATTGAGAGATGAATTAGTAACCTTTACATAATTACTATCCATATTATCTTTTGAGGTGTAAACTAATTTCTGTTGACCATCTGAAGTTTCACCTTTAAATTTGGTTGAGAATATATTTACAACAGACGCCCCAACACCATTCATACCAGCTGTCATTCTAGTATCATCATCTTCAAAGTTAGAACCAGCTTTCATTTGTCCCCAAGCTAATACTGGACCATATTCTCCTGTAGATTCTTCTAATTCAACTGGTATACCTCTTCCAGTATCCTTGATAGTGATACTATCAGAAGTTATCTTTACACGGATATCCGTAGCGTATTCAAAGTTGGTACGAATAGCTTCATCCACAGCATTATCAAATACCTCCCCAAACATCTTAACCAATGCAGGGACATACTCTTTACCTTGATGTGATATAGAATCATCCTCAAGAAAAAAGTCTTCGTGGAGTTTAGTGTTAACCGATCCCAAATACATCGCTGGTCGCAATAGTACGTGATCTCTATCACTCAACACTTTAATTTGATTATCTTTCATACACTCTCAAATATACCACCGTAACCGAGTTTAGTTGCAAACGTTTGAATCTCAGATGCAAGGAAAAGTTTTTTCGTTCCAGGAAGTGTCCACTCTCTTCCTGCAGCTTTATCTGTATCAGATGCAAATGGAGTTGTGATTGAGTGATAATTTCCGAACTGAACTCGGCTAGTATAATATTCTTGTGTTAGATTAACCTTCATTATGATCTCTCTGTTTTAATATCAGTTATTTGATCGAAATTAAATGATCTCCATTGATTATTCCCATCTACAGCAATCTCAGTAGCAACAATAAGATCAGGGTTATTGATAGTCTTTGATTTTCCTGTTCCTACAATTTCTGCTAATACATCAGCTTGAAGAGTAAACCAACCAGTTCGTTCTGAGCCATCTTTCTTTGTAAAAGTGATACGAACTGCCCCTTCATGTAATGCTTGTTTTAATTCATCTTTATTCATATTAAATCCCATAATTAGTATCAAAAGAATAATTCAATTGATAGTACCAGTATACCATATATTTAGATACCTGTCAACTAAAATTTCAAATTATTTTGTCTCATTTAATATAAACTCTTTATCCTTTTTAATAGCTGAAGAATTAATCCTAATGTTGATGATACCATTATACGACATATCACTAAACAACACACCTTCTTTCATTTGATACCATAACTCGATATAACTCATCATTGATTTAGATGTACACAGACACAAAATCTCCCGATTAAATGCATCGTAACCATATCCATCTATATCAGATAACAATTTGTTAGATGAACCATGATATACCTGCCAATCAGATTCCACTATAGATCGTCGCTTTCGTTTCTTTCCTTTAAGAGGAGGCTTAGTCACCTTCCGCCAGAAATTCTTCTTACCGATGTAATCCATCCCATTCTGCGTATTAGTGATCCTATAGACAAACCCTATAGCATCACCAATATCATCTGTTGTGAATTTTACATCATCATACAACCAATCATTCATCAGCAACTAAGTCAACTACTTCACAAACACCAGCACTACAAGCAAGCTCTTTGGTATTCTTCAATGCTGAATCATCAGATTCATACTTAACAATTTGAGTCCAATCAATACTCTTCGGCATTTTACTTAATAGCTCATCATAAGTCTCTTTATCAATATCCTCATACGGTGCTTGAGCATAAGAATGTTCTGAGAATGGTAAGAATGATACACCAGAACAATCATCAAAATGCTTATACACCCACGCTCCAACATCCATCCACTCATGTTCCTTTACTGATACTGTAATAGATGGTTTATGCTCTGTCCAATTTTGCTGATATGTCAACCATAACTCTAACTGCTCAATAGCTGTCCGATCTTCTCTAAATACAGCATTTTTAGGAGCTTTCATAGGGAACGAGAATACATTAACATTACCCTTTGCCATCACATCTGATTCCATTGGAACACCAGCATCTACCATCAACTCTGCAAGAGGGTCTTTAGCATCAGCTCTAACTCTACGGATGTAATAAGGATTATGTCTAGCGTGGATACCAGATGCAGAGTCAACTAATTGACTGACCGTATTATGTGACACACAACCGTTGTTTAATTGATACGAATGGGTATTGTCCACTTCAACATCAACTGTAAATTCTTGCACATCTAATTTTGTAATAGCTGTTATTTTCATTTAAGTATTCTACCTTTTTTATAGTTTGAATTTTCATCTAGAAAAACGTCAATGTGTTTTTCATTTTAATATTTTTAGTGTATTTGAATGTTTTTATACCATCAGTTATCCAAATAAAACCTTTATTTCCTTTACCACCTATTGTCCCTCTAATAGATTGCTCTTCTTTTAAAATTTCTATTGCTGTTTTTTCAGAGCAATTATGTGTTTTCATAATATAATTAACTGAAAAAGCTCCATTCTTTCCACCTAAACTAGATCTTTCTTTCCTTCCAGCAACAGTTGACCAACAATAAAAATTCTTTTTTCCTGTTTCTTCATATTCAAGCTTCCCAGCTTTCATGCTTGCTTTTCCACCCATCTTAGCCCATTCAAGTCTTTCACTATAATCTCTAAAAATTCCAACACCCTTAGCCTTAACTATCGCCCCTCCTACCTTTCCCGCTTTAGAGTTTATTCTCAAATCTTGAAGTCCTGAACTAAAACACATATTCAAATAATCAGAGCATACCGAACTCCGATATATTTTAATTGAGTTGTTATATTCTTTATAATGTAAACATACGGTACATACTCCATTACACTTCTCCGTAAATAGTTATATCAATCCACCAGGCACTGACATAACCATCAAATTACAACTGTATAACATCATCATCTATAGTTATTTCATCAACTCTTTTCCATCCATCAACCGTCTTTAGTTTATGATTTCCTGTAAATTTATATTTTTCATTATTAAACTCTACTTCATATACATCTGATAAACCATTAATAAAAAGTTTTGTTATCAATTGCTCATCATTATTTTCATCATAAACTTTAACATCGATAATTGGTTCAATCCATGTATTAGGTTTTAAACTGAAAACATCTTCAACTTTATTAGCTATGAATATATCTGCCATACTCATATCACCAGAAGTTGTTTTGATTTTAGTGTTTAACGTTGTACATCCACTGGGTTTGATTGCTGTAGCAGCCATAGCAGGATTAATACCAAACTTATTAGCCCACTCCTCATTAACAGAAACTGCAATATCTTTTATCTCAGACAAAAAATCAGGCAATGATAAACCTTCCACCGTTTTTTTAGATCCATTCATGAATGTGTGATCCATAATACCGGTCAATGAAACTCCTAGAAGAGCTTCCTCTACAGTAGCTTGTTTCCATTTAGCACGGAGACCTTTAATATTTGTTAATGTTGCTTGCATAGTACCTAATATAGCAGCAAGCTTAACTTTAGATCGGATGTCATCTAATGTATCATTAGTCCTTAATACTACCTCAGATAGATTACAAAATTGACCATCTTGCAAAACTATCTCGCTGCAGGGGTTTGTCCCGTATAAAGGTAGATCTTTACCATCATATTGCTCTCTGCGTCGAGCTGGGAGATGTTTATACGCTGCTTCACGGTTAAAGATACCACGTTCCCCTGACTTAGATTCGTATAAACTAGTCCACTCAATCATAAAAATACCGATATCAGGCTTCTCTGTGTAACATACACTATTATTAGCTAAACCCATTTCTGGTGTGTCAACCCACCATTGCCCTGACTTAGCATGTCTCATCCGTTCATCACTCAAATTGGAAAGGGATATCAAAGCACTTCTTCTAACTCCCCCAACCACAACAACCTCTGCGATCTTACAAGCAATCCGATGACACTCAACAGATGTCAACTTACGATTTTGAGCACCTTTAAACATCTGTACAGTGAACTGAAAAAGGTCTTCTAATGGCTGAGGACCACTAGCTCTTCCCCCAAACGTTTTAAGTCTCGCTCCCTTCTCTCTAATCTTGGATAGATCCCATGTAGGAATCTCCCCATCCCACAAATGTTGAAACAATCTCCTCAAACCCTTCTGCCACCCTTCTTTACTATCAGCTACCTGAATAACGGAGCCTGTTAATTCTAATTCCGGGATTTCATGGAGCTTCTGGATAAACTGACGCTCTACAGAAAATCCCACACCAGTTCCATGCATCAAAATGAACAAAATTTCATCAAATGCTTTTGGGTGATCAATAGCAACATATGAGCAATTGTATCCAGCTATATTATTCTTTTTGAGAGCATCTCCAGCTGTCATCATACAACGCATTGATGGCATCACATCAAGATTGTTAATAGCAACCTCTAATACTTCACGATCATTTGATGTGAGATCATATTCATGAATTTCTTTTAAATGATTTGTGAAAAAATCAAAATATCGAGCAACTGTCTCACTCCAGTGCTCTCTCCGTTTCTCTTCAGGTAACCATCTAGCATATCTTGATAATGCTATAAATTTTTGATAATCGTTCATTATTTACTCTCCATTATGTCCAGCGTGAATCACACATATCTTCTGTTTGTCGTGTTTCACTATCAAGTTCTTTATTTTTTGAATGAGATACACTAACAATCTTCTCCCAGTCATTAACACCACATAAGCAGTCAGATGCTTTGATTTCAGTGTTAATCTTTAAGGTTAGTATCTCTTTGGTTCTATCACAACTCTTACATCTCACATCAAATACAGGCATTTTATATTCCTCAAGGTTTCAATATTATTACTTCTTTACCACTCTTTCTAGCTAAATTTATACTATGTTTGGTTCCTTTAGATGAACCATCCCAAAACGCAATCACAACATCACACTCATCTATTATTAACTTATTCCTTATAAATCCAGCACCTTTTCCATACTTCTTCCAATCTGGCTTATACACTGTTAATGGTAATCCATTTATATCAGCGTACGCGGCTCCGATACTATCAGCACCTTTAGCTCCACCCGATACAATAGAATCATACTGACTTATTATCTCATCTAATTTATTAGCAGCATACTCAATATCATCGAAGGTCCGACTTCCTATTATAGCGAAAATCGTCATGTCTTAAAAATTGTCGTGCCAATGACATTATTATATCTGTAACCTTTAATGATATTGTGTATTTCAGTGAATGTGGAACCTGAGCTAACTACATCATCAAGGATCATAATATTATCATCATCTTCGAATTTGACATTATCCTTGGATTCAAAATAACCAGAAACAAATTGAGCGAATCTCTTATCTACCTTTTTTATCTCAAAATATTTATTTTTAACAGCTGCTCTAATTATACCCTCAAGTCTTTTGGAAATTTTATCTGTGATCTTAGGGTGATCATAATCTATCTTAATCTGATTCGGATCAATCACTTTAATCAACGTCTCCGGTAAAAACTTAATATGAGGATTACGTTTCTTCAATAAGACTATAAGATCGTTTAATATACCACTACTAGATTTAGGAGTGATGATCGTTGATATTTTATGAGACTTTATAATCTTAGATGATATATATAAATCAGTCCGTTTTAAGAATTGCTGATAATCTTCTGAACTGATCGTGTACGGTCCTTTACCTTTGATACTTTTAATAACATCTGTCTGATTATGAACATTATATACACTATACACATCAATACCACCAGTCGACTTCCCCCTTTTCTTATAAGGTTCCATCACAATTCGTTTACCCATCTTAGTTGATTCAGTATTGCTATAATCAAATGATAACACATCATCTTTAATGATAAAAGATTCATTCACATATTCTTTAAAAGATTTCAACACTTTCTCCATTCGGTTAATTTCAATTCAGCTTCCATTCCTTGATACGTATGTTCTATTATATCACATTGTATCTGTTTTGGTGTGTGTCTCGCCTTAATCCAATCATTAATATCTTTACCACCTTCGAGATTATCAGCTATACAAACCCTATAACCTTGTTTGATCTTTTTATGCATCGCTTTAACGATTTCTTTATTACGAGGCTCTCTATCGAATGCAAATATAACCTTATCCTTATCATATGGTACATCTTTAACTGCTGATCCAGCCATAGCTAATGAATTGTCAAGGAATAAACTATCAAGAGGACCTTCAACGATAATTATATCTGTATCATTATTTATCCGCTCTTGTCCAAAAAGCTTAACAGTATCTTGAATTTTTATCGTGATATATTTAACATCTGCTCTGGGATCAAAACTCCTTCCCTGAAATGCTATTAAATTATGATCTCTATCAAAGAATGGTATAATAAGACGAGGTTCATCTTGTTTAATGTATGTATACTTCTCAGGCATCATCTCATGTGACCAAGCTTTAAACTTGGGAGCTATGTATAAAAGATGTAACTTATCCTCTGGTATGAACCGATTGGTTACATATAACCTCGCTGGATGATCTACTGATAAATCTTTAATACTCTTGAGATTCAAAGGCTTTGGCTTGAATATCGGCTTCGGAACACTCGGAAGCCTAACTTCCTTAGACTTGATTGATCTGGACCCAAAACGCTCTCGCTGATACTCTTTATATAAATTGGGATAATAATCTTTCAGAAACCATGATAACTCTGATGAGTACCCACAATTGAAACAATGAACTCTAGTCTTAACTTTTTCAGGAAAGAACCAGAATCGAGCTTTGTTGGGATTTAGACTTGAATCACCACATACAGGACATCTAGCATTAAATGTGTTGTTACCTTTATCCTTGAACTTATTGAGCTGAGGAGATAACTGTCTAATGTATGATATATCAATATAATCCATGATTATATTATACCACATAAAATGCTAGATGGTAATAATGAACATGAATTAATACTTACAATTATCTAGAGTACTTAACTGAAACAACATCTACACCATGAAGTGTTATTGAATTATCAATTCTAATTTCATTACTCTATTTCAACTACATTTTTCCTTGCTATTACTCTCGCTTCCAAAACCTCACGATATTTGGCCAGAAACTCAACTCTAGTCATGTTCTTTAACAATACAACTTCATCAGTGTACTTACTATTTACCCAATCAGTGTCTGTGAGATATCGCAAACTCTCTAAATTTGATGCGATCTGACTAGCAGTTTCTTTATCTTCAGACACGCCCCCTATAAAATCCAACACCTCTATGCTTTGCTCTTCACTTAACTCTACGACTTTGTCAGCAAAAACAAAAGATTTAGTATGCTCCGTGAACTGAATTGTCTCATATTCAAAAGTAAACTTTGGCTTCTGCTTAGACAGTAGTTGTTTGTTATCCTTTTCAATTAACGAAGTGACTCCGTTATAAATTAAAATGCTCATCTTATATATCTCCTAGTAATACCACATATCTGTTAATTTAGTTTTATATACATAAATACTAGTGTCTACCCACTGCGTACCTACGACTTGTTGGTAACTGTTATTCCATGCGGGAGTGGCACCTGAATGCACAATACTGTGAATCTGTCCGCCGGGTTGTGTGTTTTTAAGTTGATACCCACGACCTGTCGAGAAGGCACCCCGTCCACCCGCTCCATAGGTATGTTGACCTTTGTTGCCGTGATTTCCAGTATCTGTGAGTTCAACAGCTATACCCTCCTTAAAAATAGTATAAAAATAACTCGCGCCAATCCAGCTCTCACCTAATATGGAACTAGGTAAAACGTATGTACCGCTAGAGTCTCGATATACATTCACCCACTCTAATACATCCTCTTCATACCCTGAATTCACCCACTCTTGATACACCTCTTCTATTTGATAGCGTTCCCATAGACGAGTACCATTGAGGTAGATACAACTGTACCCTTGATTAACACCGTTGTAAATGAAGTCACGAACAATCGAAAAATCTATTAACTGAGTAGCCATAGTGTTATGGGGTCGTAATTGCTAAAGTTGAGCCATTCATCACAAAAGTTGCACCAACATCTCCTTTAGCTCCAGCAGGGCCAGTAGCTCCATTAGAACCAGCAGGGCCAGTATTACCAGTAGCTCCATTAGAACCAGCAGGGCCAGTATTACCAGTAGCTCCATTAGAACCAGCAGGGCCAGTATTACCAGTAGCTCCAGCAGGGCCAGTATTACCAGTATCACCCTTAGAACCAGCAGGGCCAGTATTACCAGTAGCTCCATTAGAACCAGCAGGGCCAGTATTACCAGTATCACCCTTCAATGTAGCAACTACAGATGGTGGAAGACTATCAACGTTGCTCATATCAGCATTAGCTTTCTTACGAGCTAATACACTAATATTCTCCTCAAGGTTATCAGTACGTCTAATATCAGCTGGGTTACCAGTTATGTTTAAAGTGTCTTCAGGTGCACTTGCAGCTTCAGCGGCAGTTTTATCAACATGCTCAGTTACATTACCTGATATATCAAGAGTGTAAAACTTATCCTTATCAATACTCTGCACAACACCTGCTTTATTATATATTTGTCTGAATTTACCCATGTTATGCTCCTGTTGTAGTAGTGGTTTCGATATCATCCCCAACATTCAACGAAACAATAAATGTGATGCTTGTTCCGTTGGTTGCTGTGTATTCCGCTTCTCTCAATATCTGTCTATTAATGTAAACAGTGACAAAGTTTGGGTTGTATGTAAAGTTATATGTTGATATACCAGCATCTGTGACTGTGGTTATAGCACTATGGTTTAGGGATATTACAGCAGCTGCTGTAATATCTTCAAACATTGCCGCATTATTACGTAATTCGAATCTATCACTTGATGTGAACGTGAGAGCGCTAGTATTATCTTTTGCTCGCTCAACGACCATATTATTACCCGTTATAGCAGTAACTTTCACTATTTCAATTCCAAAAGAACCTATAATCGTAGCATAACACCAATCACCTGCTCCTAAAGTAGGAAATTCTGATGCATCATCGACAAGTATACTTGTTGCGTCACTAGTTACATCTGCTGATATTATTGTTCCAGCATTATTTGAAAATTTGATACCCATTTACATCTCCGTTATTTGATTGTGTATTTATTTATCTCTCAATTAATGTTATTTTTAATAACATTCTGAGTGCGTTGTCAACCTAATAATGTATTACCTATTTTCTGTCTTTTGTTACATTTAGGGCAGCCAGTCTTAGGGCTCCCATCTTTATTAGTTTTAAGGAAATAGTCTGCATCCACCATGAAACCTCCGTGATCTATACATGTAACTTCAATCTTCCCGGTTATCCATCCTGGTTTAATCATAGTATATGAATATGTATTCTTATGGACCATCTTAGCTTTTTCAAGGAACATAGTTAAACTACGTCTCCGTTCTTCTCTAGCACACTTAGGACACCCATGGCCACTTAATAGACTATGAGGCTCTATTTCAAAAACTCCATGCTCTTTACACTCAACTGATATCTTTTCGTGACAACTTTTATACTCCGATAACTTCTCATAAGCCCAGTTATGGACTAATATAACACGTTCATGAAATGAGTTAGGGGCTAACTTAGCACCCATTATGATAATCTTATAGTAAGACTTCCTGGATGAAATCTTAACTCATCTGTATCATGCATTATTTTAGATGTAGATAAGTCCACGTGAAACATCAAATTCCCTCCAATAGGAGCATTCATGATACCAATATGAGTGATTGTAACATCACCTGTAAATGGAAGGAATGTAATGTAGTCAGTATTAGAAGTTTCACCATTCAAAGATGTATCAAATGTTATTGATTGTCTACTATAATTAACGTCAGAACATTCAATACCAATTTCAGCATCAGTAGGATCAGATGTGTATAAGGCTAGATATGGTATTGTAAATTCAAGTGGTATATTAGACAAGAGATGGTTAAGTAGACCATCCTCTAAGTAATTCGACATGTGCATGATAATTCCTCGTATTAATAGAGATATTTATCTATATTAGTTATTTACTTAATTTACAAGCCGCTTCAAGTGTCGGGAATTTAGTTGGATCAACTGTTAAACTTCTGTAATCAGCACATGCTGCTAGTAAGTTAGTTTCATCTTTGATTCGATTGGCTCTAGCTTGATCTCTATTGATTTGTTTACAATTAGAGTTAATAGGCATTATCCATCCCAGTCTAAAAGTGTTCTCATTAACTGCTTGAGCTCTATCTATACCAAAACTCAATTCTCCGTCTTTACATTCCAAAAGCTCTGCGCCATTAGCAGTAAAGGTAACCATAACCATAAGCATCATTATTAATTTCATATCTATCTTCCTGTAAATTTATCTATATCATCGAATATATCATCAATTGATGGTATTATCTCATCATTAATAATTTTCTCGATATCTTTGATTTTACGTGTACGCTCATTTATTAGTATGATTTTGTTCATATTATCATCAGATAACTTTCTAATCCAAGCATCATCGTAAGATTCCGTTAACTCAATTTTAGTCTCTAATATCCCGACTCTCAATATCAGATCACCACTCTCTCTAACTTCTTTCATCTCTTGAGATAACGTCTCAACAGTATTGATTAGAGTGTTTTGTCTATCTTCCATCACAAAGTAACCACCGACTGATGCACTTAGTGCAGTTGCGATACCTAAAAAGGTTCCTAATTTCTCTATACTAAGTTTCATTTGATTTTCCTGTTATAGCTTCAACCAACTCTTTATCTGCTTTTTGATTAAAGAGTTCTCCTACAATTCGATTAGTTCTGTCTAACTCTCTCTGCCACTCCACTCGACTAACTAGTTCCTTTTCCATCAAGTCCATTCTTGCATCGTGCTTATCGAAGTTCGTCAGGAACATCTTAAAGAAAAACCCTATTACAGGAAATGCTATCAACGCCAACAGCCATTCCGCTTCAATATTCATTGTTTATCTTCACCACAATTGCTATATATACAACCAATACCAATAGCTATTGTTACTATTAAAAGGAATACTACTAATTCATCTGGCATACCCAATCCTCATCTTCAGTTCTACAATTACCATCTATATCAACGCTTACTTGTATAATTCTTTCTTTGTATAATACTGGATTAAATTGTTTAGGGTGTTCATATCTAATACCAGTGTTGCAGCCTGATAATGATGAAATTATAATAATACAAGCAATCACAGTGGAAATGATTGCAGCTATATTCCAAAACTTATCTTCTCTAGTCATAGCAAATTTTTCCTCCGAATAATTTACAAGCTAATCGTTTCCATCCACAATCATTAAATTTATCTATAAAAGGTATATTAGAAGGTCTTGACCAAACCATCGCCAACACTGCAACAAATATAATGTTAAGCAGCGTAATGCCTCCGACATGTGAAGCAGGGGGCATAGGGAGGCTATATCTAGTCATCAATGAGATAAATATCGCTATTACTATCCCAAAGTCATGGATACTGTATATATTACGATGACAGAATAAATAGACTAAGACTGTGAATGTGATACCTACCATAGCAGCTTGAGAAATTGTAAGAAATATTGATGTATCCATTATAGCATCACCCTCTCACCAAAATAACCAATCAACGCCGCTATAACTGCAATAACAGTAGCTAATAATTTCTCATTACCTGATGCTTTCTGAGTTGCTAATTGACCTGTTGTATTCGCAATTGATATACTATCATTAACAGTATCCAACTTCTCCAATAATCTCCGCATATCAGATTCAAGCTCATCAAATCGTCTATCAATATGCTTCATATCAGACTTTAACTGCCCTTGAATACCTGCTACCTCTTTTTCAAGAGCAGTAACACGATCCTCTAAATCTTGACTCATTACTACTCCTTAATACATTCTCAAGCTATCATAAGAAGCTAAATTTTATATCCATTTAGATAGTATTTATGTTCTTTAACTATTGTAATTTTAATTAGTGAAAGGTTACATTTATATGTCCATTATGTGGCATATCCAGCATAAACTTATCCAAGTTCGTCAACTTATAATCGATGAATCTGTGCTCTCTAGGTTTATACTTTTTATACCTAAGAATGAATCTGATAAACCTTACAAACAGAGGAGGTTTGGTATTATCGCTCATCTGTTCCAAATTTAACTCTTTATTTCATCAAAGGTAAAATAATCTTTAATATCAATAATCTCAGTAGTGTTAAGAATGTTGATAATAATTATATCATGTTAATCAGTTTCTACCCAAGAAACTGATGCTTCATTCCAAATATACCTTATCGGATCATCTTCTGTACCAACATCTTCTGGATATGGTACAGGTGCTTCCCAAATGCAAATATCTTCAACTAATACCCATGATGGATAAGGTTGAGGAGCAATAAACGCATCTCTATTGTCGTCGAAAGTAAAACCAGTACCCGCGTAATTCTTTCTAAAAGAATTATTATAAGATGTTTGTACCCATGTGCCACCTAATAGGTCAGTACAAAACTGAGTACCTATAGCTTCTGATTCATTACCTTGTGCGTCAAGTATATCGTTATTATCTACAACAATTACTTGAGTTACTATGTTGTTTTCTATTTGTGCAAAATGTGCCATATTATCTCCTTATTGGTACTTGTAACGAATAATTATAACGCCTGAACCGCCTGCCCCTGATGGTTGGTTAGGGTAGCTGCCCCAACCTGAGCCACCACCACCTACTCCACCTGAGCCTGTGTTAATATCTCCTGCATCATTTCCAGTAGGACCACCACCGCCACCTAAGCCGCCAGTACCATTTGAACCTGCGTATTCTTTACCACCGCCACCACCGCCAGCGTAGTAAGTACCATAGAACTGTTTACCATTACCACCGTTACCTCCATTACTAGAGTTACCCCCTACTCCTGCTTGACCTGCGCCACCACCGCCACCACCTGGGTGGAACATACCTGAGTAACCATAACCGTTTCCGCCATTTTTACCTTGTCCGCTTACTCCAGTTCCACCTGAACAAGCTACACGTCCGCCGCCACCGCCACCTGAACCACCGTTAACTCCATTACAGCCTTGTGTTGTTAGTCTACCACCACCAGCGCCACCACCTGTTGAGGTGATAGAACTAAATACCGAATTAGAGCCGTTAGTTGCCCATTGAGATGACCCGTTACCGTCTGTACCACCAGCACCAATAGTTACGGTATTGCTTCCTGTAGTAGAAATCGTAAGGTTTCCATTCCTAAAACCCCCTGCTCCTCCACCGCCGCCACCAGCGCCAGCTTGAGTACCTGCACCACCACCAGCTACAACTAAGTATTCAACAGTACCATCAGTACCTACTTGTGAAACATTAAATGAACTAGAGCCTGTAAAGGTATGTATCTTATAATCCCCATCAGTGGTAACTGTACCACCTGTGGCGACGGTATATACAATATTACTTGTACCATAGAAGTCACTCAAACTAATAGCACCTGAAGAAGGTACAGTATCTACACCATAATATTCACTAAGGCTGATAGGATGAGAACCTCCAAACTCTGTTTGAGTGTTAGCTAGTGATATTGCTCCCGAAGACTGTAAAGCCATAGATTACTCCTTAAATTGTACCAAACGCTGTAACGTCTCCAACTACTGTTAGATTACCTGAAGCATCTAGCTTCATCTTGTTAGTCCCACCTGTAGCAAAGTATAGTACACCAGCTGACTCAGTTAATGTCCAGTTACCTAGGTCAACTCCTGTTGCTGTAATGCCTAAAGCATTTATATCTGATTGTGTTTGGTCTGCTGTAGCACCAGTCTCAATACCATCTAACTTAGATTTAAGTGTAGTTGTAAAGTTCTTCTGAGATAACCCATTATCACCAACACTATAAGTAGTATCAGAGAATACAGCACCAGTAGGTACATCAGTAAGAACTTGTGAATCATCTACCTTTCCAGCTAGTTCATTTGCAAGATTTAAAGATTCTGGTAGTGTATTAAATGCATCGATAAATTCATGTGCTTTATTTAATACATTATCACCATCATCTACACCGTTAGCAAATGCAGCTGCATCATCCCAACCAGAAATTCTAGAGTCTGAGTCACCTAAATAAGAGTGACTATGATTACCTTTATCGTAAGCAGCTTTAACAGCAGCACTGTTAGCACCTGTTGAGGTGGATGTACTTGATGTAGAAGAACTCAACTCACTATCATGTACAACCGAACTTGGTAATGTGTAATTGTTAGCATCAGAAGGTGCATGACTTGCTGTGATGTGAGTTTGAATGTCAGCATCAGCAGATTCATATGTAGTATCTAATTTAGCTGCTGTAACCGATCCATCTACAATTTCTGATGTTCCCACGGAATTAGCTGTTAGTTGGGCATTTGAGACTGTTCCGCTCAGATCACCACCCACAGTAGCGCCTGATACGTCTACTACTGAGTTGACTGCATTAGAAATCGTTACTTTTTTAGATGTACCTGAGTCATTGACTAGTAACTCTTCCGTACCATCAATAGATGCTACTGGTAAACTAGATATTTTTCTACTTCCCATTATATTCTCCGTTAATTATGATATTATTTATCACATCAATTAAATCATATATTCTATTGATAAGGCACTCAGAAATTGAAGTCGCATTGAGTCACATCTGTATTCAAACAAGGGATTTTAGCTTCTGACTTTTCATTAATCTGCTCTTGCCAACAATGATCTTTCTTATCACAATGAAAACAACACACCACTGGTTTATACGCGGCATATCCACATGAATACGGCCGTTTAACACTATCACAAAAATATCTCATTATAACTCCATTATGTATGAGGGTTCCATCTCCCTGGACCTGATGGTCTTCTCAAAACCGTATATGCATTAGTTTTCTCATTTTGTATCATTAAACCCTCTTTAGCATTAAGTTTAGCCCAATTCTTAATACCTTCTGCTCTTTCATCCCCATCCAAATGTGATTGCCAACGGCCCGTTTTCCTTTTTCCATTTACACATTTGTGATAAACATCAAGAGAGCAAGTATAATACGGCATTCCCATTGCATATCCATCAGGATCTGATATTAAAGGGGATGGAGATGATGCAACATCTGCAGACATGACAGCTGATTCATTCACAAGGATCTTCAATGCAATCTCCTCATTCAAATCAACTGTATCATCTTTATTAATGTAATCGAGGAACGCTTCATCTATAACATCAGATTTACCACCTTGATTCACCAACTCTTCTCTTAATAGAAAATATGCAGCAGCAGCTTTAGAAATCATACGGGATCCTAGGGGTAGTTTATGTAAAAGTCTTTTTAAATTTCTCGTTAATCGGTGGAAAGGGGTATATGCATTCTTTTCTTCATTACCGATTCTATGCTTCTTAATAACTTTACCATCATCATCAATAATACCTAACTTGAAAGCTTCCCACTCTTCCCAGGGTAAACTTATAAGTTTAATGAATCTATAAGAGTAATATAGATCTCCTAATCTTCCAAATTTAGATCGTTTTCCTTCAGATTTAATCGGCATTAGATATCCACATATTAAACTCCATTATTTCCTTAATTAACAATATTATTTATCAACACATCAGATATCAAATATTAGTTTATCATATAAAACAGTATCATAATCTGTTATCTCTTGAACATTGATATTAAGATATTTTAAATATGTATTCAATTCAAGATGAGTCGATTCCGGAACGCTATGGAACAAAATAACTGATAACGCTCTTGGATCAAATACATTATTTAATATTATAACAGTATTAAGAATAAGTCTACAACGTTTATCTTCTTCCCCAAGATATCTAATAAGATGTCTTATCTTACTAAAATCTTGTAAGAAGATTCTAGTATCAGATGCCACATCATTATAAAATCGAGCAGCATATGATTTAATCTCACTTTCAGTCATAAAGCCTTCTTGAATTTATTATTAGCCATTGCAGCAGAGAATATTCCAATATTATTCTTTAACGATCCTCCTGCCCCCATAATTAACCCTTCAATAACACTTCTTCTAATTGAACTGGAAGCTTGAACATCATTATCATACTGGGAATGTATCTGATTTATCATTTCTTCAATAGAACGATACATATCCTCAACGGTTTTGATTATAATCGTTGGTTTAGACATTACACTTCCCAGAACTTCTCACCTGCATTAGTACCAGTAGCAGAACCAGTTTGAGCTGGGCCACGATAAAATACACCTGTGGACGCATCTCTAAGAAGAGAATCTCCTTTAGAGGCTGATCTATCAGGTGACTCAACCAACACTTCTACATTTGATTTTTCTCGTTTATTTTCATTTTTCTTAGTTTTCTTAAACATATTTTTATATCCTTTTAATTAATAATCTTATTTATCAGTCATCAACGTTTGCATTAATTTATACTCAGAGTGTAACTTACTCGGCATTAACTTCTTATATGCATTATAGTCATCATCAATAATAGCTTGTCTAACATCAGTAGCACTCGCAATACGCTTCGTCAATTTAAAGTCTATGTTATACTCAAATTCAGGTTCTAATGTCATACGCTTGAATTGCTTCTCGTATGAAGCTAACCTATCTTCACCAGCGAATACTGCAGTCAATTCTTTACCTTCATATCTCAACTCTGCGGCAATCTTAGGTAAAAATCCAGAACTGATCTCTCTTACTTCCGCATGTGGCGCTACCATCTTGATCCACTTAGTCTGTGTTTTAGCGTCAAATGGATTCTTTTTCTTATCATTAGATGAATCTTTACCCTTCACTAATAATATAATAGGATTATCACCCATCTCCTTTATTATCGCAAGATGACCTATATGTAACGGTGCCATACGACCTAAAAATAATGATACTTTAGGAGCGTTATCATCTCGAGGTAATATCTCCTTACCTTCATTCACAAAATCTTTAAACAATTTCATTCTACTATTCCTCTAACTCTTAAATCAGCAACTATGTTATTAATCAACTCTTTCCGTTCTCGTGTTAATCCTGATGCTTTATGCACTCTCTTCTTTTCTCTAGGCAATGCAAACAATACAACTCGGAATACATCTTCAGCCCACCAACTCTTAATCTTTATCATCTGACTAAATCCAACAGGCAACATCTTATGTGTTACAGAAGAGAATCTATTCTCTAGTGCACTATCTTTATACATATCAATATCTTTAAACTGCTTAGACACTTTATGCATCAATGAACCAGTTAATGCAGCAGCTAATCTAATATACTTATCATCCAAACTCTTCTCTTTATTAATCTTCTTTAATGTAGTCTTATTAGTCATAATAGCATCATATGAAGACTTTATATTCTTGAAGATAACATCTTTCAAAGTGTCATTATAAGTATTATCATTCATCTTCACTTTTTTCATCTTAACTGTATCAGTAAAGCCTGGATCTACAATCTTACTCATTGATCCATCATCAAAGTATATCACAATACCTTCAATTAGATCATCAATTAATCCACTAACACTCTTAGGTGGTAAGAATAAGCCTAAGATGAATTTGGTAAAATCAACTTGTTTATAATCTTCTGGATTATTCAAGAAGTCTTTGATCATACCTTTCTGTTTATTATTCAACTTACCTTCAAACATAATAGGAGGGGGAGCTATATCAAATAACTTAGCCATCTCTATATTAATAGGATTATTAGGCAACAACCTTTTACCATTGAGTTCACTGTAAGATATGATCAATCCATTCTTAGGTGTTACAGGATGTTTAATGATAGGCTCAAATTTACCAGTAAACATTTCAGCATATATTCTAATACCATCTGGCATCTGTTGCCAATCGGATTGTTCTATACGCTCAATGAATGGCTCAAAAAGATCCATACCAGCTCGTTTAACTTTATCAATCTCGACTTTACCTTCTCTTCCATAAAAGACAAGTTCACCATTCTCTTTACCAAAAACGAATGCACTTACATCAATCTTAAAGTTCACTATGATGTATTGTGAGAGTAACTTATCAACAAAAGACTCACCCTTCTTCGTGAGTATTTCAGAGAAGTGCACTAATTCATTAAGGTAACTTTTAAATGTTTTCATATTAATATTTATCATCTGATAAATATACGAAAAGGAATGATGAACCAATCACCATTCCCTTTCTAACATAACAATACGGGAGTATTATCATGCATACATCTATTTATAACGGCCTCAACTTTTACGTTTATCTTATTACTGATCTCAATCCTATAGGAACAGAGATGTATTATATTGGGTCATCACATCGTAAAGAGCTACAAGAGAATAACATAAATCCAGAACTAGATACTTATTTTGGGTCTTCTTCTGTTAAACATTTTAGAGCTCTTCAAAAATCCAAATCACCTCAATTAGAACGCATTATTATTAAAACATTTTCTTCTAAGAAAAGATGTTTAGATTATGAGGAGAAGATACAAAGAGATCATGATGCCGCTTCCAATCCTTTATTCTACAACAAATGTTATGCTAATCGTGGATTCTCAACAACTGCTGAATCGCAACTGAAAACAGTAAAAACAAAACTCACTAATGTGGATGAGAATGGATTAAATGTATTTGAAAGAGCTATCCTTAAATCTAACACAACGAGATTAAAAGATATAGATAGTAACGGATTGAACTCTTATCAAAGAGTTGGAGTTAAAGCAAAAGAAACTAGATTAAATGATATCGATGATGATGGATTAAACTCTTATCAAAGAAGTGCATTTAAAGTAAAAGAAACTAAATTAAATGACATCGATGATGACGGATTGAATACAAATCAAAGAAGTGCATTTAAAGTAAAAGAAACTAGATTAAATGATATCAACGATGGATTGAACTCTTATCAAAGAGCTGGTGCTAAAACTTGTGCATCTCGATTAAATAATATAGATGATGATGGATTAAATTCATACCAAAGAAGTGTATTTAAAATAAGTGAAACTAAATTAAATAATATAGATGATAATGGATTGAATTCTTATGAACGAGGTGTTATTAAAACTAAATACACTAAATTAAATGATATAGACGATAGTGGATTGAATTCTCATGAACGAGGTGCTATTAAAACTAAATACACTAAATTAAATGATATAGACGATAGTGGATTGAATTCTCATGAACGAGGTGCTATTAAACACATCAAAACTGTAAATAATGTAAAATGGAAAAATACTACCGGAAAAGACGCTGCACAGAAGAGAAGTAAAACGTTATGTGGTCACAAGTGTTACGGATTTAAAGGAGTGGAGGTTGTTCACACTCCTAAAGCACTCGCTGCTGCTATTAAAAAACATTACGGATGTAGTTTGAGCTCATCTCGTATTCATGAATTAGCTAAAAGTAATTTCAAAACAATCATCACGAGAAGAGGGAATAGTCCATTTCTCCAGTCCCTAGAAGATGATCCTACTGGTAAATCATATCACGATTTAGGGTTTTATTATTACGAAGATGTTAAATTATGACTTATGCATAACCTTCATGTACATATTAACCTTAGCCTCTAATTGCGGATGTGCTTTAATTTTCAAGAGTTCAATTAGTTTATTATACATAGCCATCTTAATCTCTAAATCCTCTCTTGGATTTTTAGGCTCAATAGTTTGTGTCCTTCCATCTTCTCCAAACAATATTAACATGAACCTATAATTCACATCTTCCTTACTCTTTTTATCAAGATACTTATTAGCTATCGCTAATGTCTTAACAAAACTATCTAACTCCTTCTTAGGTATCTTCTTAGAATCAATCTTGCCCCCAAATGCTATCTTAATGAGGTTTCCTAGATTTCTATCATAAGTCCTCTCTTTAGGCTTCAGCTTACGGAACACCCTCTTCCCATTTACTAAGATAGGTTTATTCTTTGAATCAACCATTAACTCATATGCAGGATTCGTACCAACACCTGCTTCTCCTCCATACACTATAAGACTCAAGTAAGCAGGCTGTTTCTTTTTGATTGTTATCTTATCAGGTGTACTAGATGGTGTCGCTTCTAAGAAGTTATCTGTTACTTGTGAAGTGATCCCAATCAACGCTCTCCATAAGAATTTTGATGCTGCTCCTTTAATTCCTGCCTTAGCGTCTTCAAAGCTACTCGAGTGTATATGAGCACTCCAATCGGTTTGTTTACCTTGTACGAATTCTGATAATTCCATATCTACTTGAGCAGATACTTCTATATCACCATAACGAGCTTTCACTATACATATTATAGTATTGCCTAATTTATCTTGAGTTTTAGCGTTATTCCCTATATACTCTAATCCCGGAACCAACTCCTTTCCTCTAAGTTTAAGAAGTAAGTTATATAGATCAGGACCATATTCTCGAGGGAATGCAACATCAATATCACCAGCAGTTTTTTTATATTTAAGCACTTCTTCATCAGAGTAATCAGCACTCATAATGAAACTAGTGGAGCCGTTAAAGATACCAGCATTAGTGATTTCCCCAGTATCCGGCCATAGAGGATAATTATACTCTTTCTCGAATATAGTATTAAGCTTTAAGAAAAATTTTTGGAAAGATTCAACAAATGTTTTACGGCCAATATCCTCTAATGGGATACGAGCTGCATCATGCTCAACTCCATGTATATCAGGGATTGTTATATTACCCCCTTCATTCAGATCTATATATTCTTTAAACGTATACATTAGTGTACCTTTTTATTTGATTAATGAACTTTAATATAAACAGAAGAGAGATCTGTTGATGATCTAGCATACCTTATCATACCTTTAATTATATCATCTTTATCAGATCTTTTAGATGTTCCGTTTAAAATATCAATGAACTTCAATCCTAAAAACTTACTATAACGGAAGGAGTGTGCTTTTTGAGGATTTGACATCTTCCCAGAAGTAGCTTTAAGGATAAAATCTTCTAGTGACATAGATTGTTCATCGGAATATTTCTCATACAGTCTATGAAACTCTTTCCAGAACACGTTATTAGGTTCCTTAGCTGCTTTTGATACTCGTTTACTATCAGGGAGAATTCTATGCTTCAATCTTCTTAGGAGCATGTTAATCGGGCCTAAACTCATCTTACCCCCACTAGCTAACTTCTCTTTAATCTCAGCCTGCCATCCCGTAATCTTACCAAATGCTCTCAATTGAATTGTAGTATTTTTATCTGAGAATAGATACACATCAATTGAATTAAAAAAATCATTTCGTTTAGATGAAGTTATAAATGAAGAGAATTTATCATCAACAACTTCAACTTCTATATTATAAGCATCTATAGCTACCGATCCCCCAATCTTCTTTAAGGATATACCGACTAAATCTCTACTCTGGAATAACCGTTTAATCAATAGATTATAATCATCAATAGATCCACTTCCTCTATTAATCTGCTTCTCCCCTTCAGATGTTACGAACCAGACATCCCCTGGATTCCATTTATCTGGATTCAAGTCTGTTCCCAATTCCTTTTTCATTAAATCAGTTTTATTTTGGTATATCTTCTTCATGAATTTAGATCCACGATGCATTGTATACTTGTGATTACCTAGATAGTTGTATATTTTATTCGCTGCTAATATAGTCCCATCAATCCAATCTTGTTGATTAACGTTTAAGAGATTATCAAACTGCTCATCCACATCAATGTACTTTGCCGCAGATTTTAAATTATCTGAGAGGAGGTGGAGTGTTGATATATTCCCTTTAACTACATTAAACGCTAAAGAACAGTACAAACATTGAAGTGATTCCATCAATCTAGTTGACGCTGCCCCTCCTCCTGATCCCTTGCCCCCTCCAAGTTCTGGGATTTTGAAGAAGTGCCCAATTGTATGAGGACCGTCCGTTGTATCAATAGATGCAGGAATGGACGAAGGATCATCAGATAACACTGATAATACCGCTTTATCTATAACAACCTTCTTAGATCCATGTTTATCTACTAATTCAAATTCAAATCCTTGAGAAATCAACTCTTTAAACTTCTCAAATCTAATTGGATTATCCGAGAAATTCGATCTACTTAGAGACGCTTTTCCTTCAAAGATGTATTGGGTAAATGTTTTCATATTATTATTTATCAATCTCATTGTATATCAGTTCAATGACTTTAAAACTCTTCTTATCTAAGAATATTGCCTGCATTGGTTCTGAAGAGTGTATAATTCCCTTTCCATCTTTATCAGCGAAACCCGCATAACCTAAGGATCGTAATACACTATTCCATTTTCTTGAAGTCTTATTTCCAATTTTGACACCTCTTGGTTTAAACTGTCCTCCAGTAGCAAGCTTCTCAGCAAGCTTCATAGTAACATACCAAAATATTCCAATAGGCGATTTAAAACGAGCGTTTTGTGCTCCCTGCTTCTCTATAAATGATATACTATTAGCAATGAACATATCATTGTGTTTTTTAAGCTCAACTTCAACTTGTGTATAATCTTTATCAAGGGATTGAAATGCATTTACCTTCAACTTAAACTCATCCCAGCTAATAACTCCAATCTTAATAACATCATAAACATTTTCAATCATAGATCCAAATACAAGATGCTTAGAATCTTGATTAGAGTTAATACCTATAATAGCTCGGGTTATCTTTTTAGCTGAGAATAGTATAGCGTCTTTAGTTACAGAGGCCATCGATTCCTTTTCATATAAATCTCTCAACTTCATCATATCTCGATCATAATCACTCGATAAGTAATCCTGATTCATGTTTTTTATAAATTTAGTCCCAGTTTGCTTCAACACCCATATATGTTTATATTGACCTGCAAACGGTACTACAATTCGTTTATGTTTATGATCAAATCCCTTCCAAATCTCTTTTAAAGGGTAAGTGTATATAGATAAGGGAGTATTGTAATCAGACGCTGGATTAATCCCAATCTTTCGTTTTGAGGTAAAACTGATATACATATCAGAATCATCTTTATACTTTAATAGAGCATCATATGCTGATATTCTAGGATTCTGATCTGGATTCCGTCTCCGCTCACTGATATACATCTCAAATGTTTTCATTTGATACACTCTCCAATAACTGTAGTTTCCGTTTGTATACTGTTCACGTCCATCGCAACATCCCATCAAGATTTAGGATTTTACTATTACGAGGATGTTTAGACGTACTGTGAAACAAGTCTTTCCCAATCATTGATTCCTGCCTTTTTAATAGCCATAGCAGCCTCAACAGCTCTCATAGTTAGAGTCGAAGAGTTTTCTGATAACGCATCCACAATAGCAAACTTCTCCTCATCTGATACATCTAAATGAATAACTTTAAGGATTGATTTGATTCGGAGGATTACACTCTCTCTTGTTAAGTTTACATCAATAAACAGTGATCTTGATTGAATAGCAGAGTCAATCTTATTAGGAGGGAGATTACTAATAAATATAACTCTAGACGTGAAGATAAACTCTGATGGAAGTTTAACAGCAGAAAGTGAATCAGGATCCAATAACTCTCCATCAACCTTCATCTCATATTCCAATCTCTCTTCTGGAGTTAGATTTTGAACAGGGAACGTCGCTTTACTAGTCCACGATAATTTTCTCTTCTCATAAGTATCTAAAGCAGATTTGAGGATGTTAACTGCATCAGCATCCTTCCACACACTATCAGAGTCATCAAATACTATAGTCATATCAGTTCTATTTTGATATAGAGCATTATATAAACCAAAGACTGATAACTTAGCCCCTTTATAATGTCTCCATCTCGCGTTTGGACCGTCAGGAGATCCAAACATAGATTCTAGAGTTTTTTCGATGTGATACGTTTTACCAATTCCAGCCATCCCAGCCACAATCATACTATTCTGAGCACCTGATGCAACCACTTTAGCTAAATCCTCAATATCATTAAATACTAAATCGGGATCAGCATACTTACGATCTGCTAATATTTTATCAGCTTTTTTCATATTAACTTTAACGCTATTAACTTCTGATGAGCTTATCTTCTTATATCCTCTAAACTCATCATTATCCCAATCACCAGATTTATTCAATCGGGATTTGAGACTATGCTGTGTTAATGCTACAGCATCCTCTGCTTCCCACCCTTTAGATAATGCGTAGAGGAATAATTTTGACCCTGATTTAACTTGAGTCGCTGCTTCATCTAAACTCTCTTTAATAGGATAATTACCTTTAATAACATAAAGAAGTACATCATTCACTACATCTATGATATTATAATGAGGGTATGCTATAGCTGATCGAGAAGGCTTCGACCAATCCATCCCCGCTTCCCAGAAATCAAAAGTATTAAGCTCATTACTCTTATTCTCGAAACCCTTACCTTTGCTAACTCCTATACGAAGCATCTGACCTTTTTCATTCATATATAAGGCACCAGATCCTTTTATACCATCAGCTTTCTTAAATTGCACATCAAGGAAGATGGATCCCTCAAGTCTCTTAAACTCACTTCCAACTTTTTTACTAGCTAGAGATGCTAGTAAAGTTAACACTGAGTTAATACGTTTAGAGCTGAATTTAACCTCATCCAAATGATCTAAGAAACTTTTCATGTTACACTCTTTAATTTAGTTAGTGTTTGAGATATCAAAGAAATTCCATGTAAAATCACATCAGAATCTTGTCCATAATCAACGTTATTACCAGATGATAATTTACGGATTATTGATGATTTTCTTGAGTATAATTTAACGAATCTCTCTAATGTCCGGATATCATCTGATATCGTTTTAGATATCAATCTATTTTTATGTTCTTCATTCATCTCATTATTTATCAGTTCAATTAACAACGATACTATCAAATTTACTAACTCTAGAGTTAAATGTAGGTTTATTAGACATCAAATCTTGAGTTTGGGGTGATACTGAATAGTTAGTAGATATATCATCAACATCAGAGAATGTCATTCGAGGGAAATCAACATTCACCATAAATGATTTTTTATCCTCAGTATACCTATTTTTAATAGTTTTGAATTTAATTTGACCCATCTCAGATAACTCATCATTAGTCGTTAATGAAATGAGGAAATCGAGAGTGGCAGCAAGTCCAAATGAATTTTTCGTTAATATGCCATTACAATAGAAAAGATGATCTCCAGTAACTGAAATATCCACAGTATCCTTAACTCCCACCTCTTCAATAGCAACTATCTCATCATTATAATCTATTTTAGAGTCAGATAATAACATTCTATCCAAATGCTCTTGACCCATAGATATAAACACTTCAGTGAGGTTTAATAAATCAGTACCAGCGTGTACCAATCCACCTTGTATATATTTTTGCGCTTTTTCATAACAATCCTGCTCAAACTCTTTTTGTGTCATTCCAATCTCCGTTTCTGGTAATCCTATCTTTATATAACCACATCAACAACAGATCATTTAGTATTCAATCTATCCCCAACACACAACCCTAAATCTATCGATTTACGACCACTCTTAGTAGGGAAAACGTGTTGCTTAGATACAATGATAGTTTTCCCCGATTTTAATGTGATCTTAACACAATCTTTAGGTTTCACGTGATGAGTAGTCACCACAGTCTTATACATCTCATTATCTAAAATCTTATCACCAATTTCAACATCTTTAATAGCAATGAAATCACCATTAACTAACTCAACCTGCTCTTCTACGTATATACATTCAGCAATACTTGTCATATCAGGATCAGAATCGTTAAATGCACCACGATTCGTTTGAGCTGCTGTCCATATTGGAACATTACATTCAATCGCTAATCCCCGCAACTCTTCTGCGACTGCTTTAACGAAATGATAACTATTCTCCGACACTCCACTATATCTAGTAGAAGAGCAGATCGCTAGATAATCAATTAAAAGAATATCCGGAGTAAAATCCTTCTTTATTTTCAATTCCTTTAACAACCCTCTAAACGTTGCTGCAGATGCTGCACCTGTAGGGTATTCCTTTACAATAAGATTACCTTTCACATTACTCATAGCATTCTTAAATTTTGTGGTGTACATATCTCTATCAAGATGTTCCAACTCATCCATTGGGGTTTTTAGAATATTAGCATCAATACGTTCAGCAATACGTTCCTCAGCCATCTCCATCGTAATATACAACACATTTTTATGTTGTTTTAAATAAGATGCCGCTAATGAACATAAAAATACTGTTTTCCCCACGTTTGTACCCGCCATAGCACAGTTTAACGTTTTTTTAGGTGCTCCCCCTTTCATTGCCACATTCAATCGGCTTAGATCACACGGTATACGTTCCTCTACGTTATGATAAAAATCATATCGTTCTTCAATATCATCCAAATAATCATGACCAACATGATCATCTAAAGATACAGATAACGCATCACTCAGTATATCAGGGAGGGATGTATTAGGCTTTTCATTATCATCAATAATAGAGATACTTTCCATTACAGCATTATATACACTCTTATCTTTGATAAACTGATCTGTTGCATCTATAAGCCAATCATTATCATGAGATTCTTCAGATAAATTTTCCAATACATCAATCACATTAATATATTGCTGCTCATTAAGATCATCTCGAGAATCAATATTAATAGCAAGAGCATCTTTACTAGGAGCATTGCCATATTTAATTGTATATTTTATAATCTCTTCTAGAACCACTCTCTCTGCTGCATCATGAAAATATTCTGGTCTAATATGTGCGATCACTCTTTGAAGATAATCAACGTTAGTCAATAACTCAGATATTATAACATTTTCAGTTGTGATCATATATACAGTATACCCTATACTTTAATGTTTGTATTCTTTACGATTGATTAACTCTTTCTCTTTCTCTTTATATACATTATTATATTGTTTCAGAATATCTTCTGATGGAGGAGCCATAACAATAACATGAGATAGAGCGATAGAAAAAACATGTCCTTCAGTAACATAAGGTAAGAATGGATGAACAGCTACACCAATACCCCCTTGTTCCATAGGTACTTGGTGTAGAGCTATCACATCCCGTATTTCAATAACAGATTCATTAGTACCTGCATCTACAACATTTGCTACAATATCATCCCCTGACAACAACTTCATTACTACAATTTTACTCATGTTCATCAATCTCCATTGCTTGTTTAAATACATCTGTTATAAATCTTGATATAGCTCCATCAACTTCATCTTTATCATAATCATTAACAGGAACGTCATTTTTATACACTACAATATCAAGTACCACCTCTCCATCTTCCGAAATCTCAACAGAATCAGGATTAAATTGTATATGATATCCAGATTCTGTAACTAAATTAACTTGATCATTATTCATCTGCTATCTCCATCATTGACTTTAACATTAACATTGGCTCTCCTTTATTATAATATGTACCGTATATAGATGGGTCATCCCTAGATAAAGCATGTGCATAAAATATAATACCATGGTGATCTATAACATCATCAAGACTAACATCAACTAGATCATTCTCATTTATAAATACAATAGCATCTTGGGTGAAGATACCCTTCATATCAGAATATCTATCAACTCCATGTTGATCTACACACAACTTATATCTTTTAAGATCTACATCAAGCTCACTCATCCATATCACCTTCCATAGGAGAGCTACCCACTTCATAAGAACGTGTAATAGCTGTTTTAAATTCATCACTCAACAATAATGGATCCCAAAACTCAGCACACGATGAATCTCCCGCTCTCCAGTTCTTATCACCCTCAATCATGGGTCTAGTATACCATCCATTCTTAGGTGAGGTAACATACTCCAACTGTCTAGCAATCTCAAGCAATCCTGAATACTTATCAATACCACCTTCCCATGATACTGTTATAGGTAACTTAGACTTCTCCCTAACATATCGACTTTTCTCAATGTTCATGATAAAATCATAACCCTTAACCTCAGTACCCTTCTTATTCTGACGTCTTCCCATGATGAAGATTGTGTCAGCTGAGAGGTACACACCCTGCCCTCCTCCAACGATAGCTTTAGGATATAAACCAATCTCATTATATACATGATTAACAGCAATCATAGGAATATCCTTCATTGTTAGATAAGGAGTAACCATACGGAATAACGATTTCAACATCTTAGCTCTTGACATATCAGCAACTGATTTTCCATCAATAGCATCATCCATTTCCTTCTTACTGGATAGATTACCGATACTATCAATAAAGATTATAACCTTATCATCTTTGCTGATAGCTTCTAACTGTTGCATGATATCAAACTTCAACTCCTCAATATTCTTGACTGGAAGATGTATAACTCTATCAACATCTACATCATTAGATGTGAAGTAATTCTCAGGCATACCGAATTCTGAATCGTAAAATAAACATACAGCATCTTTATGCTTACCCATATAAGCAGAAACGAATTGTAAAGAAACTAAACTATTATGATGAATTAATCCATGACTATCATCATTAGTATACCAATGTGGATCTGATATAGCTATATCATACACTTCTTGATCTTTCTTGAAATTGTCAACAGATGTGACTAGTAAATTTCCATGTAATGATTTTAATTGATCACCTGGGACTAAATCTTCTGTAACAACAGCATTACCGATTGAATTCATAAAAGCATGCCGATCACCAACAGTCATCTTAATAGCACCATCTGAGATATCGATATCATATGTATCAGATTGTTTCTTATTGATACCTATAACCTTTGTAAATTCTCCGTTATGATCCTTAACATGATATTCTATCATCTGATCTTTTTCAATCAACTCATACAACTCTTTATACGTTAATTTTAACCGCTTCATTCACTTTCTCCATAATATCATTAACATTAATATAATTATACAACATTAAACGATAAATGTCAACATAAAGATAAATAAAAAGGATTAATGATTCGAACATTAATCCCTTTCTAACACAACAATAAGGACGTATTGCAATGTATACATCTATTTATAGCGGCCCTAACTTTTATGTTTACTTAATCACTGACCTCAATCCTATAGGAACAGAGAAGTATTATATTGGTTCCTCTTATCGTAAAGAATTACAAGAAAATAACATTAATCCTGAAGAGGATACTTATTACGGATCATCCTCTGTTGAGCATTTTAAGATCCTTCAAAAAACCCAATCATCTCAATTAGAACGTGTAATAATTGAAACATTTGATAACATCAAAGAATGTTTAGATTATGAGGAGAATTTACAACGAGAACACAAAGCAGCTATTAATCCTTTATTCTACAACAAAGGATATGCTAATAAAGGATTTGCCCCATCATTTAATTCAAACGCTAAACACATTGAAACTATTACTGATCCTGAATGGAAAGCAACTACAGGAAAAAAACAATCAGCTAAAAGATTAGAAACTATTACTGATCCTGAATGGAAAGCAACTACAGGAAAAAAACAATCAGCTAAAATGATAAACACCAGAAACGATCCTGAGTGGAAAGCAACTACAGGAAAGGATAGTACCGCTAAACACATTGAAACTATTACTGATCCTGAATGGAAAGCGACTATCGGGAAGGATAAGATACGAAAACATGTAGAGACAAGACACGGTTACAAATTTTACGGGTTCAAGGGAGTTGGAGAATTCCACTCAGCTCAAGCTCTAGTAAACGCTATTAAAGAGATACACACTTACAGTGTACTAGCGAGAACTATCCGAAGATTGTGTAAACAAGATTTTAATGCTGTAATCAGTAAAGGCAGCATCAATCGAAGTTTATTCCTTCAAAACCTCCCCAATAATCCTATAAATAAGACTTGGAAAAGTTTAGGATTTTATTATTATGAAATAGCTAATTAATTAATCTAATCAGCAACGTAAACAACAATAGGTGTATCAGGTCCACAACATTTAAAATGTTTTGAAGGCCCACAGACTAAAGTCAATCCAGAAGTGAAACCTTTATCCAATTGTCCTGAACACGCAATATTAAGAATAGGTAATTCAGTAACTGTATTATCTTTATCAGTGAAAAATTCAGAATTACTCAAAACCTCAACATCTTCAATCGTACTAGCTTTTTTTAACTTATCTAACAAACTCATTTATAATCTCCTTACATTGATACTATCATTATTATACTATATAAAATGATAAAAGTCAACAACTATTTAACGTTATTTTCTAATGAAGCGTTTATGGATATACATTGCTGATACAACTCCAAATGAACCTCCTAATCCGATATACGGAACTGCTTCCCATCCAATCTTAACCACATACAACAACATAGCAACTTCAGCTACAGATAATCCCCATGTAGTTAACACTGCCCAATAGTAATATGAGTGAATAACATTTTGTTGTTGAAATCCTCTTAATAATACCATAATAAAAGAGGCTCCCAATAAGATTAAATTTTGTGTTTCCAATATTATATTACCCAAAAAAACCACTCAAATCAGCTTTTTTCTCATGATTCCAGTTTACTGCTTTTAACATTAACTGAAGAGGTTTGATAAACGATTTCTCAAATTGAACATCTCTATCAATCCATTTAGAATCAAATTTTGATGGAATGCCATCTTTAAAAGCAATTACATTAGAATGATACGGATTCGGAGTTTTCAGAAATACATATATCATCTTATCTCCATCTCCTATTTCTGTTAACGCTTCACCTTCTATCAACAATCTATTATGTATGATAGCAGCTCTACTATTAATCGGAGTTCCTTTAATCAACCCACCATCTAGATCAATATACTTATCAACATAAGACACTGATTTAGGCATACCAATATCCTCAATCGTATAATCCTTATAATCATCTCGAATTTTATCTATATATGAGATGAGAGTATTGTTATCAGAATCCATCATCATCTCTAAAGCACCTTTAAGTTTATCACGAAGGATAGATGGAGTACTTGATTTAATGATATCGAGACCCATAATCTTTAGCTTGGGAGTGTCTAATCTAACCCCTTCATTATCATGTACTCTAACAGCATACCTCTTCTTTGATACCCAAATTCCTTGTGTTCCAATAATCTCTCTATCAGCTGCGATACATCTATCAGCTACATTAAGATAATCCATCAACTCATCATACACTTCATTGAGCTTAGGTTCCATTTTGTCGGAGCTAAATCTAGCAAGAGCTTCAACTCTCTGATCAAGTGATTCATTAGGAAGCATCTTATTAACCAAAGGAGTGACATCAAAATAATTGGAATCAGTGTCAATGTAATAACAATACTTTTTCTTAGATGGTACTATACCTTGAAAGAATTGTTCCATTCCAACACTCATCCACTTAACAATCAACTGCCCTGTATGAGTAATCGATCTAGCTGCATCTAAATCAAAGTACCTGAAGTACACAGATCCAAATGAACCAAAAATAGAGTTTAACGTAATCTTCCTTGTCATCTGAGCATTATCATATAAGACAACTTGTTTGGATGCAGCAGAGTAATCCTTTCCCTCAGATTTTAACTTCTCCACCTCTCGTTGTGCTTCAAACATCTTCCCTTTATTCCATTTCCGTTCTTTAAATAACCCTTCAATGAGATGCGGAATCATACCTTGTTTAGATCTATCATACATTACCCCTGACGCACTAATAGTATAATCGATACCCCGAAGATCAATCTCTTTATTTAAAAGAGCGTCTATACTAATACCATCTCGATGCCCAATCTTCATTTCAGGACTAATATTTAACGCTCTAATGATACTCGGGTACAACGATGTTAAATCTGAACTGATTATCCAATCATGTCTTCCTATTACAGGATCTGATACATACCCTCCCATAAATGATGCATCTCCTTGAAATGGACTATTTCGGGGAACGATTATATCATTAGCTAAACAGTAATTATATATCCATGCATCTATAGGAGTAACAGTTCCAAACACTTTATCAAACGGAACTTTAACCATATACGAGAAGTTGATACCAATATCCATAAGACCTAAAGCATCATCTAACCTCTTAACCAACTGAGTATCTTTCAAATTATATTCAAGAAACTTATGATAATCATTCTCATACAACTGCATTAAATCTGCATGCTCATCATAAGAGATTTTATTATCCCCTAACTCAATATGAGCTATAGTATCTAATTTGTAATTCTCTCTAACGGTAAACGTAAACTTCTGATACAACTGGATATAATCAAAAGATGCAATACCCGTGAAATCAACAATCTCTTTATCCTTACCAAACTTATCCCTAATCATACGCTTCTTAACAATTCCCCACGGACTTAAACTATCAGCATACGCTTGCCCAAGTATTGATGTGATTCGATTGTAGATGTATGGATTATCAAATGTGTCAATATTCCATCCAGATATTATATCAGGATCAATGGATCTCCAAAGCTCAATGAAATTCTCAAGAAGAGCGGTTTCAGTATCAAACGCCCTATACTCACACTCATCCGACTCCCATGTATCTGGTCCTAAACCTAATACCCAATATTTGTCTTCCAATGATGAATATACTGATACAGCATTGATTCTATGTGCTGCCAAATCCGGAAAAGGGAACCCATTTCCTGCTACAAACTCAGTCTCAATATCATAGATGAGGATACTAATACCATCAGGTCTCTGAAGATCTCTATCACGATACACATCACCCAGATACGCTAGAACATGATTATCCATTCCCCCAACTTCAATCCCATCTACATCTTTATATTGATTAATGAATTGAGATGCTTCCCACATATTATCAAACTTATGGGGTTGCATAGAATTTCCGTGCAGATCCTTGTGTTTATATTCATCTTTAGATTTAGTGAAGAGTGTAGGTTTATAGGTGACCTTCTCGTTGTGTTTATTACCGTTCTCATCAACGAAACGGTGAAGAATTTTGTTACCTTGCTTGGCAACAGATACATACGTGTTTTTATTTTTAATCATAACACAATTATACCACACAAAACGATAATTGTGAACGAGAGATTCTTTAAACGATAAATAATCATAGATACACAAAAAGGATTAATGTTCTTAGCATCAATCCCTTTCTAACACAACAATACTGGAGTATTATCATGTATACATCTATTTATAGCGGCCCCAACTTTTACGTTTATCTTATTACTGATCTCAATCCTATAGGAACAGAGAAGTATTATATTGGTTCCTCAACACGTAAAGAACTCATTGAGAAAAATATTAATCCTGAAGAGGATACTTACTTTGGATCTTCTACCGTTGAGCATTTCAAGATCCTTCAAAAAAATCAATCCCCTCAATTAGAACGCATTATCGTTAAAACATTTTCGTTTAAGAAAGATTGTTTAGATTACGAGGAGAAGTTACAAAGAGAATATGAGGCAGCTTCAAATCCTTTATTCTATAATCTATCGTATGCTAACTCGTTTATGAATTCAGTAGAAAGTATTAATAAGGGACTCGAAACTAAAAGAAATAATATTGATGATAATGGGTTAAATGAATTTAACAGAACTAGCTTGAAGATATCCAAACACCATGAAGATGTAAATTGGGTTAATGATGTGTGGAAACCAGCATGCATCCAGATAGGTAAGAGTAACAGCAAGTATCACAATAACCCTGATTGGAAATCTACAGTGTGGGTAGCAGCTGTAGATAAAATTAAATCACATTACAACGATCCTGATTGGATTGATAATGTTAAAATACCATCAACTAAACGGATGATTGAGTCTAAACTAAACAACATAGACGAAGATGGTTTGAATACATTTCAGAGGGTTGGTATTAAAGCATCTAATACGAAACTAAATGATATAGACGAAAATGGTTTGAATACGTTTCAGAGAGTTGGTGTTAAAATGCTTAATACTAAATTGAATGATATAGACGAAAATGGTTTGAATGCTTGTATCCGAAACACAAGAAAAGGAAATGAGACTAAATTAAATGATGTAGATGTAAATGGTTTGAATACGTTTCAGAGAGTTGGTATCAAAACCCTCAACACTAGATTAGATGATATAGATGAAAATGGTTTAAATTCGTTTAAGAGAGCTGGTATTAAAATGCTTAGCACAAAATTAAACGATGTGGATGATACTGGTTTAAATTCATTTGAGAGAGCTCATAAAAAATCAACCAAAACTAAAGGATTTAGATATAGTAACATATGTCATATTGAGTTAGGGTGTTTCAGAACTGGAGTATTAATGGCTGATCAATTACCACACTTATCACCATCTGTGATCATAAGATTAGCACGGACAAATTTCAACCAAGTGATAACCAAATTATCTTATCTTCGTAACAACTACCTTCAATATTTAGGAACAGAGGATGATATTGTTGGTTTGACGTGGAAAGATCTAGGGTTCTATCTAGACAGTTAACTATCTAATATCACTTTCATCTTATTTAACTGAGAATCGATCATCGGCACCCTCTTAGAACCAGGCCAATAAATGGTATCTGATTCTGGAGATTTTTGTAGGTTACGAAGCAAAGGTACTATCAATTGCACAATGTCAACCACCTTGCGCTGCGCATTAGCTTCTACTAATTCTTTAGATTCGCTAAAGTCTATCTTAGCTGCTAATTGATCTAAGTGAGATGTTAGTCCATCTAATTTATGTTCTAGGTTACTATTGCTGTCTGATACTACTTGTTTAATGTCATCAACTTCTTGTTCTTTGCTGACGCTATCGACGAAGTCAATCCCAAATTCAAAACTTTCGCCATCAAATTGTTTAAAAATATCTTCACTTGTACTCATAATTATTCCTTTGGTTGTATTACTAGTCATTAACTGGAGTAATACTGTGTATGTTTATCCGCTTATTTTAACTCTATACATTCATACACAGGTAACATCTATCTCCCGAAACTGTATTTAGGTATCAATTCCCAGTTATGTTTATCTTTATAAGGTATAACTTTAAAATTGTTATAATCAGATCTTGGTTGCTCATTGAAGTTGTCTGATACTATCTCCAATAACCCCCATTCCTCTAATAAGAGTGTTATGCGATTCCGTCTAGTCATATCTTCCAACGTGAAATTCACGTGTTTACCATCCATAGCAAACATCTCTTTAAAATGCACTATGAAATATACACCACGTTTATGTAGTATATGACAACTTTGATATAATACATTATCCTTTGTACTGATGCCTATCCTTGACAATGTCTCTTTAATTTTTAGAAAACTATCTGTATCAATTAACTCAACTTTAATTAAAAGAGAGGTATCCCATTTAACAACTTCTTCAATTTCCATAATCCAATATTCTCTGTAAATCATTAATATCAAGTTATTTATGATTCTAGAAAATGTTAAACCATGCCTCCTTTATTATACTTAGATCTAAGCATATCAACACCATTATCAGGCATTAATTTAATATAATCTTCAGCTATATATCGATTAACTTGATATAACTCTTGTATAAACGTTACATCATCATCTGCAACTTGTTTTGGCCATTTACTGTATCGTTTCCTTTTCGATACACTTCCGATATAATAATCCATTTTAGCTTCATCGTGTATATCGTGCATTTGATCAGCCTGATACGCTTGAAAGATTGTATCAGAGTGAAGTGACATACCTCTATTAACCATAAACTCTGGGTATGTTAGTTCTGGATTATCTCTAACAATATTATTCCCATTGTTATTAATCTTGTTTAAAAAATCAAATGGATTTATTTTAGACATATTACTTCCACTCAACTGTTACCATCAACTCTGTAAAAAAAGCAACTAAATGAATTTCTGAATCTACTGCGAAATTACATTTATGGATATACTCACTCATCATCACAACCGCTTCAGGGATACTCGCAGGATTTAGTAATGGGAGCATATATTCATATACAACTTTGAACATTCCTTGAATATCATGATCCATATTCTCTCCAACCCAAATTCGCATCTGATTAAAATCTTTCTTCTTTAAAGCATTAACCAACTCATTGATATGATCCTGAGATAACATCTCAAGTACATCAACATCTATCACACCTGAACTCGAATATCTCTGAAGCTCATTAATAATCCGTCTATTGTCAGGATAATGTTTCTCAATAAGAGTCGCTAAAATCTTAGGATCTTTAAGTTCGATTTTTTCTTCTGTGAGAATGAACATCAATCGTTTCATGATTGTAGCCATCATCATAGGTTTATCTGCTTTACTAGTATTAAATTTAATCTCTGTAGTTCTAGAATGTATAGGCTCGATTAGTTTATTAGTACTGTTAGCGGTTAGAATGAATCTAACCTTATCTGAATGTTCTTCAAGAAAATTAAGAAACGCTTTCTGTACTTGAGGACCAAGATGATCAGCTTCATCAATGATAATACATTTAGGTTTACCATTGAGAGATATAGTAGTAGCGTAATTAAGCATAGATGTTCTTAGAACATCTATTTGACGACCTTCATTTGAACCATTTATCACTATATAATCAAAATCAAGATCTTGACACAACGCTTTCGCACAAGAAGTTTTTCCAGTTCCTGGACTAGGACTTGTGAGCATTAAATGAGTAAAATCTCCATTATTCACATAATCTTCAAAAGTAGATTTTACTTTATCAGGAAGAATTAAATCTTTAATCGTTTGAGGTCTATACTTCTCAACCCATATCATTTGCATTTTCAATGTATAGTTTCCTGAATACTGTAATCAACATTACTATCTATATTATGTATTTGTTCAGTTATCATCTCTTCAGACCAACCTGAATGTCGCATTACACTATACGCCATACAAAACACATCTAAAAACACATCATGCATATCATCACTATAACGGTGATATTGATTTTCCTCAACACTTCTAATCATAGGCATTAACGAATCGTAAATAAAGTGTTCACAATCATAACTGCTATTTTCATAATTACTTTTAGAATCCGACATTACACCATACTCATTGCAACGTGATATGTAGCATCTCGATTGACATTAGACCATTTAGAAATACCATCTCGACATACTTGTATATTATAACTTCCTGGAAGAAGTTTAATATGATAAGTTTTAATACTAGCTTGAAAAACACCACCAGAATATTCTCCGAGTTCAATTGTAAAAGAATTAGATCCAGAGGTTTTAATATCAGCAGCTTGCATCACAATTTTACCATCTCCTCCTTTAATCACTATATCCTCAACTCCTAAAACACTTGATGCTTTTAGAAGAGTGTAGATTGATTCTTCTTTAAGATTAAACTCTACATCTAATGATGGTAGTTTAATATCTTTTTCCGGAGGAGAAATAACTATACTTGGATCAGTATAATAGAATACACAGTTATTATTACCTTCTGATATAATTACATTAGTATCATTAAATGTTAATTCAGGATCATCAAACAAGTTAATTGCTCCTAAGAAACTATTCAAATCATATATAGCACAATCAACTGGGAATGTCTCATCAATCGCGATAGAAGCTAATATATTTTTTTCAGCTGATATTGTATTAAGTCTACTCTCCCCTGTTTTAAAAATAATACTTTGATTAATGGAAGAAACGTTCTTAATAGCTTCTTGGGTTGTTTTACATAGTTTCATATTAAAATCCTCATTAGTTATATTATATTATTAATCATACAGCACATTACTATATATGTTAACTGTTATTTTACATTAAAATCACAACATCGTTTCAGTTAAAACAGAAAATTGACCATCTTTTGTCACGTTGATATTTCTATTAAAATTACCTGCCATATCATCTTTATGAGATATAACAAATATATGTGATTTATCTTGCTCTCTGATAATATTTAAAAAATGCTCAACTCCAGTACTATCCATAGACTTATCAAGAGTCTCGTCTAATATTAATATATTAGTATTTGCGCTGTTTTTAACTCGTGCAAGTTCTCTAAATGAAAATAGAATAGCAAGATCAACTCTCAGCTTTTCTCCTTCACTAAAATTATTATAACCTGAAATTATTCTGCCATTCTGTGTTATAGTCTCGTTAAACGTCTCATCTAAATTCAATATCACATTAAATTCAAATACTTGTAAATATTTGTTAATTATACCATTAAGTACAGGAAGATACTTTTTAATGATTCTAGTCTTAATTCCTGAATCTTTTAACATAATCTCAATAACACTTAAATGATTAGCAGTTTTATTATATTTACTCAATGATCTCCTAAACAATTTTAACTCATCTTCCTTTAACTTAACATCCTCTTTAAGCTTAGAGTCATCTGTAATAGCATCTGATTCTTTTAACATCGTTATCAATGATAACTTCTGATCAATAATAGTCTCATTTTCAGATAACTTTTTCATATTCAACTCCATGACACTTAACATATCATTCATAGAATCAAGCACATCAACCATCTCAACTTTCCCCTCCTCTAACCTATCGATAACACTTTCACTACCAGATATATAACTATTTTTAAATGATTCACTTATAGACTGGGTGCATGTAGGACAAGTTCCATTAGCGTTATTAATAATTTTAATCATACTTTTATTTGATTTTATCCGTGCATCCACATCACTTTTAATGGATGTTAATTTCCGAATTTTACCTTTGATATCTGACGTATCAATTGAACTCAACTCTTTATTCTCGTTGTTGAGTTTTTTAATATCAGCATCAATTTTATTAATTTCTTCATCTAGCTTCTGTAATGACACAGATCGTTTCACATCATTATCATTAATATGTTTACGATTAACATCAACTTCTCTTTCTAATATATCATAATCATGTTGAGTAGATTTTACACTATCTTTTACAATACGGACATGTTCTTTTAACGTAACATTCATACTAGAGAATATTTCTATATCAAGAAGCTGTTCAATAACCTTTCTTCTATCATTAGATGATAACTGCATAAATGGGATATAATTACCTGAGCCTAAGACAACAATCTGTCTAAAACTCTTTTCATTCATACCAAGAACACTCTCTAACCAATCCTGTTGATCACGAACAGCAGCATCTTTATTACGAGGTTTTCCATCAACCGTGATATCAAACTTAGTAGGTTTCATTCCTCTCCGCACGATATAATTACGATCATTTACATCAAACACAATTTCAACTTCAGCTGCTTTGTTATTAATACGATTAATCAAATCAATGTTATTAATCTTTCTAAACGCTTTACCATATAAACCATAACACAATGTATCCAATAAACTTGATGATTTACCACAACCATTAGCTCCCGTTATTAGAGAAGTTCCGCATACATCTAATTCTATGGTAGTTGGAATATTGCCATACGATAATACATTTTTGAATGTTATACTCTTAAACTTAATCACGTCATAGCCTCTTTATACATTTTAGACAACAACCTCTTAATGGATTTTTTATCTGCAATAGTATGTATATCAGATTCTAATCTATCAACCCATCCCAACAAATACTTTTCTGTGTCTATCACTTCAAAATCAGCTACATCTACACTTATTACATCATCAGGTAACACTTCAATGATCTTAACATCAATCGATTGATCTATCAATTTATATGTAAGTAATTCAAAAGAGCTGTAATTCTCTCTTCTCTCTACAATAAGTTTTACTATTTTATCTTTAGGAAGATATTCTAATCCATTATTATATAAACATTGAGCATATATTGTATGAAGATTATCTATATAATCATGTTCTTGTGTTTCTGTATCATATACTACAAAACCTCGAGGATCATCATAATCAGCCCAAGTCATTTCATACGGAGCCCCTATATAATACACGTGACCATCATCTGATCTAGTGTGAAAATGTCCTGAGAATATTTTCTCATATTTGTTTAACGATTCTCTGGATCTAGCTGTGTACTGAGACTTAACACCTTTATTCATATAGAAACCAGCAAGATCAAAATGACCTCCTGCAATTCGGTTAGTCGAGTTTTTGATAAACTCCGCAACACTATCTTCATTCTCTGAGTTGATCCACGGAATTAAATCAATCCCCATCCACTCTTGTGGTACATCTACTATCATATCTTTATCAATTAATAATGATGGGGAATTAACTGATAATGTATCCCTAAAGAATGTATCATGATTGCCTATAATAAATTTACACTCATACCCACCCAACTTAGAAAAGAACATATCACGAGCTCGTTTCACAGCAGCTATATGGATACTTCTTCGATTATCAAAAAGATCTCCAAGATGAAGTATATGAGTTATTTTATGCTCTTCAAGATATGGGAAGAATAATTGTTCATAGAAACGTTGAAAATGATCTGAGAAAATATCAGAACCTTTTTTAAACCCAAAATGTGAATCAGTTAGAATTGCTATCTTCAAATTTTCTCCTTAAATATATTATTAATATGATTATACCACATAAAATGTTATATGTAATTATTATTTCTTAGGAGTAAATGAAACCCTAATCAACACCACGTTAATCCAACAACACCATCACAGGAACATATCGACTAGAGAAATGATTTTCTTGCATAAGATGAATTACTAAACAAGGTAAATGACACGTGTTAACTCTACGATTATTACTCTTCGTGTCTATCCATAGCATCATGCTCAGTATGGAACCGCATATCGTCAGCGTCATGAGCATCAAGGTGCATGAACATTGTGTTATCCGTTAATGTATCATACATCTTCGTCTTAATACGGGTATGCTTCTTCTCCTTCTCAATTCGACGAAGAAACGCTCTCCACACAGTAATGCTAATGTACGCGTACCCTGAATACTTCTGAGGTGCCTTCTCTTTATCATACTTGTGAATGTATTTTAATACATTTTCAATTGCATCCAGTTTCATCTCACTGAGCCATCCCCCAACTCTGTACCCTGAAAAATTCGGTCTATGTGACATCTTCTCAACAATCTTCATCACTGCTTCTGCTATATCGTGAGGGACAATAGGTTTATCTAAACCAGCTTCAGCCGCGTCGATGCATTCAGCGGCGTATTGTTCTAATCGGATAGATAGCGCCACATTATTTACATAGTGCCCTTTTTCTTTATCTGCTGCTATAGACAACTGACGTTTAGTTAACGGTTTCGCTTCAGATAAATCTTCACTCATAATGTAATCCTCATAGTTTAATTCTCTTCATTATACCATATATAGATCACTTTGTTAACTTCCTAAAGGATAAATAACTATAGATACACAAAAAGGATTAACGCTGAAACGTTAATCCCTTTCTAACACAACTAACTTCAAAGGAGTTAATAATGTATACATCTATTTATAGTGGCCTCAACTTTTACGTCTACCTCATTACTGATCTCGATCCTATAGGAACTGAAAAGTATTATATCGGCTCAGCTACTCGAAAAACATTAAAATAATATAGATCCTGAAGAGGATACTTATTATGGATCATCAACAGTTGA